ATGCTTAAAAAGTACAAATGGGCTAAAGGATATCGAGGTAAAACCGGAGATCCGAACGAAGAATGGTATGCTTATTATTCGTTCATGAATCCCGGTACTGGTAAGTTTAAATTCATCAAGGTCAAAGAGGGTGTAAACTACATTCATACCTTAAAGGAGAAAGAAGCTTATCTGAACGAGTTGATAGATGAGATTAATAAATCCCTCAAAGCAGGTTACAATCCCTTTGAAGCCCATGTGGTCACGGAAAAGAAGATCCATGAAGTGAAAGCGCAAATACAGCTTGAAGAGAACCCGAAATCTCCTACCCTGCTGAATGCTTTCAAAGAGTTTCTTGCGAACAAGGCTGAGAAGAACCTTGCAGGTGATACGATGAATGCTTACCGATCATACATCGGAAAGTTTGAGAACTACCTGTTTGAATGCAAGCTTGCAGACATCAGGCTGGATAACCTGGATACGAAGTTTATCAAGGACATGCTTACCTGGTTGCAGGAGCTCCACAAGTGGAACGGCACCACCTACAACAATCACCTCAACTTCTGGGTAACGCTTCTGAACTGGTTTGCTAAGAACCCGCGCAAATGGGTGACGCGTGATAGCTTCTATATCGGCAATGATGAGCAGCTGGAGCAGAAGGTGACCAAGCCTATGAAGAATCAGTACTTTGGCGACACGGTTGCTGAAAAAGTAAAGCAGAAGATGGAGAAATATCCTAAGCTGCTTTTCTTCTCTAAGTTTATTTACTTCAGTTGCATGCGACCTGATGAGATCCGACATTTGAAGATCGAGAACGTCGATATTACTGGCCGGTACATAAAGATTGTAGGGAAGACAAAAAGCAGAACCGTACCTATATGTGATGAGCTTGCAGAAATGCTTGCAGGGCTGCAGCTTGATAAGTATCCATCAAATTACTACGTGATCGGGTACCAGGGTGATGTAAGTTCAAAAATGCACAGTGAAAATTACTTCACTAGGGTATTTAGAGAAGATATTAGGACTCCACTAGGTTTGTCTGATGACTTTACGCTCTACGGGCTAAAACATACGCGAGTTGCCCATCTGCTCAATGCTGGGTATTCAGATGCTGAAATCATGAACCTTACCGGCCACCGGGATACGGCAAGCTATGACAAGTATAAACGTGATCTTGTGAACCACATGGATACACGATTGAGGGGGAAAACTATAGGATGGTAAGTGCTCAAAATAGATCACTTTAATCATACAGTCCACTCAAATTTATTATCAATTTGAGTGCATAATAGAGCTTGCATACCAAAGAAGCAGATCAATACCATATCGCTACGGAAAATTGTGAGTTGCTTGATTGTTTTGTATACATCATCTCGTATATTTCGAAAAATTACTAATTAATGCTCAACGCGATAAACCGATTTGGTCTTTCAAGAAGAATCCCGTCCGAAACAAAAAGGCAAGTCCGGCAAAATAGCGGCTTCGGCTGTGTATTATGTGGATTAGGTATATACGAATATGAACACGTGCAGCCACTGTGGGTTGATGCTGAAGTTCACGATCCCGCCAATATAACACTTTTGTGCTCTCAATGCCATTCTAAGAAAACTAGAGGCATGTTGTCTATTACAACAATTAGGCGGGCTATGGAACTTCCAAAGTGCAAGCAGGCTGGATACTCAAGTGAGTATTTCGACTTTGAGGGAACACCCCCGTTTATTGACTTTGGTGGCATTAAAATGGAGGAAGTGAAAATTCCTATAATGATTAAAGATGAAGCGCTATTCACTATTGAACCACCTGAGGAGCCTGGAACTCAATTTTTATTAAGTGGACAGTTTTACGATTCCATTGGGGGAAAATCTCTCTTTATCATTAAAAATGAATGGAAAGCTTTCAATAGCAACTGGGACGTCGAAGTGACTGGACCACTTATTACAATTAGAGAACGAGCTAGTAGAATATGTTTGGCTTTGCGAGCAGTTCCACCTCATGGCATCATAGTAGAGAGGCTCCAAATGTACTACCAAGGTTGGAATTTAAGTGGGACTAAAGATACCTTTACCGCAAATGGAATATCCTTTTCTGGGAGCACAATTAGAAATGGACATATTGGTTTTAGCTTGGGTTAGTTTTTTTGAGCTTCCATTTGCTCAGAAACGGATCAGATGAGTTTTTAGAATCGAAAACGTTCGAAGATGTCTTTTCAACATCAGTATAACACCACAGATATGTTCCATCATCATAATTTAATAGGATCTCTCTTACTACAATTCCTTGAGCAATGTTTCCTAGTCCATTTCTATGTTTTTCGATGACCCTGTCACCTACTTTAAATTTGTGCTTGTCGGCAAATAACATCCTTCTCTAAAATCTAAGAATATCGTAACTAGCATTAACACTCGGCTTCCACTTCGGGTTATTCGGGAATTTACTATATCTACCCTGAAAGCTAAACCTGCCAACATCAAAGCGCACGGCAGGTCCATAACCGATTTCTCCGGTGTCGAAATTGTAGGAGGTATTCGCCTGAACTCGTAGGCCGAATGTTGGTTGCTTCTGCTCGACTTCAACGAATTCAGCACCATTGATCTTGAAGTTCTTTGAATTCGGTCTTACAGCAAGTATGCTCTTTTTGGATCCAAGGAACCAGTCACGCTTCCAGTACTGAGTTGCAGTGATCCCGACATTAGCAGTAAAGTCTGCTGTCGCGATAGTGTCAGCCTCAATGCCCGATGGTGGAGTAAAGCGAAGATCAAGTCCATTACCGGAATAAGTATAGAATGGACGATTTGCAGCATTGAGTTGCTTTTTCAGCTGTAAATTCTCCATGGCAAGGGTTCCATTAACAGACATAATCTGTTTCAGCTGCTTGGTTCGTATATCAAGAGCCATTGCTGTGGTGTCTATGATCTTGGCGCCGGCAGAAGCAGCCTTTTTCGGCCCGACCTTATTTCCAGTGATATTATGCAGAACGGTTTCTATGCCGTCTTCGTCAACTTTCCGTGCGATCTCCTTGGCTTCAGTCTGAATCTTTTGAGAGACTTCCTGCTTCTCCTTTTTATAGCTATTCTTTTCTTTCTCGGATTGAATTAACTTATATCCAAGAAATGCTACTGCAGCAATTAAGCAGATTTCTACAATGGTCCTGATGATGCTCTTCATGTTATTGTTCTTTTAAGATTTTTCGCGCCTTGGGTACAACCTTTTGTAATGCGCTGTCTAACTCCTTTTTATCTTGTTCTTGTTGTTGAATAATCCCGTTTTTCACAAGCAAAGCCGTCGTTAACACGTCTTTCTCCATTTGTATCCTGGCATTGTCCCTTTCAAGTCTTTCTACCCTGGCATCACATGCATCGTTTCGCTCGTCACTTGCAACTCCGTACTTATGCACGAAAAAGGACATAATCGCTACAGCAACCATCATCATATAAACTGGTGGTGACTTGAGTATTTGCTCGAAGGTCACCTTTGGGTTTAAACTTTCCATTCTATGCTGCATTTTCAATATATGGTTCTAACCTGCTTAGCCATGATCTAAGGAACTGCGCCTGATCACCGACAGCCCAGGACCTGTAAGCTGCTTCACGAGCAGCATTGTATTTATTATAGATAGTCTTCGCGTTGGCCTTGTTGGCAAGGGCAATCACAACAGGATCCATAATACCGTCCTTCTTAACTCCGAAGATTTGCTCAAGAAACTGTACCGCACGGCCTTTACCTGAGTTTACACCGAAATCATATATGGTGTTGGCTAACTGCTGATCACGTATCTGATCAAGCTTGTTTGCTAGCCAAAACTCTACTCGGTAAAAATCGGATATCATCTGGGTAACACCTTCAGATGGAACCTTCGCTGAACTGTTTATCCATTTGGCTAATGTGAAACGCTTCTTTAATGCAGGGCTTAGCTTTGGATATTCGGCTTTATATGCGTCGATCTTCTTCCATCCCTCCCATTTAGGCCAAAACTTTCGAGCGATGCCGGCGAAGGTTTCACCGCCTCGATCAGCAGGGTTGTTCGCATATCCGCCTTCATTTATTCCCGTTAAAATCTCTGCAATCTTAAAATTTGCCATACACCTAATCTTGATGTACAAATTTACCGCCCAGCTGAAGGGCACTGGATTTTAATCCTTTACGAATCCGAAAACGTAAGGCATTAAAAAAGAGACAAGTGCTAATTGTCTCTTTCCGTTGTTCATTTAAGCTCGTTTCTCTACTTCACCTGCAGTATCGCGTCAAGTACAAGTCCACCATCGTATTGCTTATTAAAAATCACCGGTGCATACGCTGCCGGATCTTTCTTGTAATTTAGGAAATTACCTTCATGGATATGCGACCAAACGGTGATGCCGTATTGGAGGGGTGCTGGTAGTGTACGGAAACCTGATGCAATCTCCTTGAACTTCGCGGCCCGGTCTGCTTCAGGTACCGTAACCTTAGCTTTAATGTCGAGTTCTGAAATATGAACAAGCAGGTTTTGCTTAGCCATTTCATCAAGACGCTTTTTAAAGTCCTTATAGCTCATACCCATGCCAGTATGCATCTGAGAGCTAATCCCATCAACCAGGCCCTTCTTTCTAAGATCACCAGCATACTTGATTACAACCGTTGCCTTATGGCTTAGCGTTTCAAAGTCGTAGTCGCTTATGAAGATTTTAACTTCAGTATCAACCTCCTTCACCCACTTTGCAATCTGCTCAGGGTAATTTTCACCCATGTGGGTTAAAGCGTAGCAAGGCCTAAGCTTTCCGTTGTTCTCGTATGCTTCATTGATAATGTCTATGCCGGTAATGTCACCCTTGAAGGTGCGGACGTAGGTCTGTACGGTATTCTTGAGTAGAGCGATGTACTTGTTTCTGTCCTTCGCTGCTTCATGCCGGAGTTCGGGTTGGTTCTTTTCTTGCGAAGGCCAGATGAAGCAGGCGTGTGCATGAACACGTAAGTTCTTTGCTTTGGCAATCTTTACAAGTGCTTTGCCTTCCTTAAAATCAAATACACCCTCTTTCTTTTGCACCTTACCAGCCTTCATTCCGTTCTCGGCTGTTACAGACCTGAAGTGCTTGTACGTCTCATCAATGACCTTTTGCTTGTTCAGGTCACTTTCCTTGAACGCTACACCCCAGGTGATCGGAGAATCTTTTAAGGTTTTAGCTACTGGAGGTTGTGGCTTAGGATCAGGCTTTGGTGCTGGAACGACTACAGGATCCGGTTTGGTTTCTACAGGCTTAGGTATTTCAACCGGCTTAGGTACTTCCACTGGTACCGGCGTAGGTTTAACCTCAATCACCGGTTCAGGCTTTACGGGTTCTTGCTTTGGCGGCTCCGGTATCTCTCCGACATTGGTGTCGGGAACATCAGGTGCAGGCACTTCAACTTCTTTTGGTGGATCAGGCGAAGGCTCAACCATGATCGGCGGCTCCGGTTCTGGCATCGGCTGCACGTAGACAGGTGGTTCGAGAATAGTAGCCGTATCAATCGGCTGGGTACTGGAATTGTTGCCAGATGGCGTGCACTGGCTGAAGCTGACAGCAAGCATCAGTGCTAAAATGTAATTACATAGGTTTTTCATATTGTGTTGACTAAAGTTCTAATTCCGTTCCTATTTCCATGTTCATCAGCGCCTGGTGAGCAAGCCTTTTCTTGTATATGCCATTCTCCAGGTACCATATAGACGTGTAGTCGGTCATGGTCGGAATGTTCTCGAAGTTGGAGTTGTCATCAAGCGACCAGACAGTCACCGCAAGTAGTTTGCCCTGAGGCATGATCTCCCATGGTGCTTTATGAACCTGCACAAAGAAGTTTGCTTGTGCCGCCTCCAATTCTGGTGTCATAAATGGATAAGGACCTAAAGACACGCCATCCGTTCCCCTTCTGCATCTAACATCGAGTTCAGAGATGTGCAGCATCATGCCGGAATCGGCAATCAGTTGAATTCGGCTTCTAAACTCATTCAGACTTGTAGGTGTCTCAGTCATCATGCGCAACACACTGTGCATCTGTGAGCCGATACCATCTAAAGTGTAGCCACGAGAAGCTATCCTGTCACGAAGCGCGATTACCCCTTGAACCTTACTAGTGCTATATTCAAAGTCGAAGTCATTAAGCAGCCTCGGTATATTTGGCGCCCACTTCTGGCACTCGTCAATAACAATGTCGATGTACTGCTCACCAAATAGGCGCTTAAGCATGCTGTCCTTGACGTTCCCTCCGCCAGTTAGACATTCGTTTACGATATCGATAGAAACCACCATGCCGGCATAAGTACCAACCATTACGTGTTGAAGTACAGTCTTGATGTGAAGTCTGATTTCTGCTTCAACCTCTACTGCAGCATTTGGTAGTGATTCCATGTCAAGGAACCATTGGATCGTTTTATCATCGCCGCCTGGAAGCAGGTAATGCAAGTGGACTTTCAGGCCGTTTGCTTTTGCCCAGTTGAAATTATCATTAAGCTCGTTGAAGTTGAACGTTGCCCGATTCGGCCTGATCTTGCCAAACTTACAGCCGTTTTCAGGAGTCATCTGATCAAACTCAGTTTTTACAATGCCGCCGTATTGGGTGTCGTTAAGCAGGGCGTCTTTAAATGCCACACCCACGTTGTAGGGGAACTTCGCTTTTAGCGTGGTTGGATTTGTAGGAGTTGGATCAGTTGGCTCAAGTATTACGCCACCGCCACCACCTCCGGAGTTACCATTATCACCAGCATCAGCGATCACGTTCGGGTTATACATGCGCTCAACTTCTGTCTGCACTTCATCAGCAACCACGTAGTTGATGCCTCCAATGGTCTGAATCTTAAACTGTGCAGACATCCTGAGCCCAGATGTTTTGTTGATCAAGGATTCATAAATAAGACCGTTGTACACGTTATCCCTGATGTAGCCTCGACCTGTTGTAAGGTCAAGCTTTCGCTGCATATGTATTATACCATTATTATCCGTTGAGAATATACCAGCCCGGCCGATGGCGGTTGTAGCCTCTCCTGGCGTGCCAAAAGTAGCACCTACGCCGCGCTTAGCATACTTGTAATAAGTTACATCAGCACCGTTTTCCTGTCTGATTTGCGTGCCTAAAAGGTTGGGATCGGGCGTTCCATCTGGGTTGTCCACTGTTTTATCTGTAGACCAGTAAGAGCCCTCCAATGCACTATCGTCATCCAGCAGCATTATGATTTTATCTCTCGCCGTATCCACCATCCTGATATTGTTCGCGGCAGCCGTGATGCGCACCTTGCCTGCGACCAGGTTCTGAACGATCAATCCAATGAATGATGCGTTATTTGCTACGATGTTTCCGCGGATAGTAAGCTGTCCTGCATTGGTCACATCCCAGTCTAGGCCTGTGAGAAGGTCACCAACATTGAACTTATTTTGGCTAAGGTAAAGGAAGGATAATCCGTCAAGCGACTGGATACGGCCGGTAGTAATTCGATCTCCTACAATGAAGGTCATGCCGTTAGTAAGATCATAGCCACGTGATCCTTGTGTCACTGGATAGAAAAGCCCTACATAAAAATGGTAGTAACCTGTTTCTTCTTCAGTCTTGATAGGAGTTTCAGATAATACCCATTCCCCTGTAAGTGCGGTTGTTCTGCATTTGGCAGAAAGGAAGTAAGTTTTAGCAGGGTCAAGTGCCGGAAACTCTACGGCACTCATCTGCCAGACGTAACCTAAACCTTCAATCTGAATTTCGTAGTGTATTAAAGCTCCTTGAGATACCGTCACAAAGTTCGGATCGCCACCTGTGTTTGCATTGATGGAAACGCCATTCAAGCCAAAGTTCTGAGACTTGGCGCCAACAGAAAGCATTAGCGTTTCAATGCTGTTCGGACGTATATTGGTTCCATCAAAGTATCCATCCGGATCAAAGACATTCTGCTGAAGTCTGCGGATATCGAGCATATTCCTGCGAGCCTTTTCCGCATTGACCTTATTGACTACAACTGTTTCTTTCTTAGCATTGCCGATCTCGATGATGTTTTTATCCTCAGATGCATATGGAATGACATCGCTGATCAGCAGCTCCACTGTATAAGGATCAACCAATGAGAATTTAACAGCTGACACCCTGATCTTAACATCAATGCCAAGTGCAGCATCTTTGAGCCTTACACGATCACCGGCATTGATTTTCAGTCCATTGTCCCGCATGAATTTATCAGACACCCGAACTGAATACGGAGGCACGTAAGCCGTGGCTTTCTTAAGCAATTCAATGCCCTTTAATTTGAGTTCAGCTTCAGCGGCTGCTATGTAGGTTTCTGGAACCTTTATCCCTGCAAAGAAGTACTGATCACCAGGTTTGATCTCGAAAGCAGCATTCGGCCGTACATTGCCGGTGGTTTCTGTATTTGGGACCAGAATGATGGTCTTACTGGTATGATTATACTTGTCAATCTCAAAAGATTGCCCAGAGTTTTCACCAGTGAGCATCTCCACTGTAGCCTTTTCCCCTTCAATCTTCTGCCCATTCAGATCAAAGTCAATTGAAGTATCAGTAATGTTTAACCCGTCGGCACTTACAGCAGAGATGGTGCCTACACGTTTCGGGAAAATCTCTTCTATAACAACGGAGGTTTCCCGGATCCGCTTACCGGCTGGAATGTCAAGCTGCAGATATGGAACATCAATTTGCAGGCGCTTCATGCCGCCTCTATAACCAACCGGGATATTCCTGGTTGATCCTTCTACATAAAGACGATTGAAATAAAGCTCGTTGTCGATTTCACCCCGGACAATCTCGTATAATCCTCTTCCTCTACCGTATTCAAAGGTGATGTTGGTGTCTACGCCAGCCTGAGCAGTTAAGTTGAGTGTCTTACCTGTTAACCAGAATTCAAGTCCGAATGCTTCAGCGATTTTTATGATTGCGCCTTTACAGGAGAAGCCCTTTCCATTCTCAAAGAACTGGATCAGCTTAGGTTCGGTTACGTCAATTTGGCCAACGGACCAACCTGTGTAGATGTTATTCAGACAGCCAACCATTATCCCGATGAACACATCAGCGGTGGCGAACAGTTCAAACTCTGAAGATCCTAAGTGCCGGTATGCGCAATAGTGAAGGTCGTAAATGTAGCCTTGGAATTGAAGATTATAAGACAGCTCGTTAATTGCGGACTTGGTAACTGGTGGAAGTGTTTTATTGATGCTGAACCTTTCGCCGCCAAAGATTACATAGTCGCCTTCATCAATATCCAGCGGCCCATCTGAGATAAATCTACTAGATACAATGTGCTCGCCCATGACAACCTGCGAGAAGAAAGTTTCCTCATCGATGTTGACCAACAGGTGCGGCTGCTCGTTGCGGTATATCTGTAAAACTTTCTGCATCACCCCTTTAGATTTAGCTCCAACACCTGATTAGTTGCTAGATTATTCTTCAACGTAAGAGTATTGAAGGCGGTGGAGGTTAACACTACATCTAGGTCGTTAAAAATCTGTTTCAGATAGATTTCTCCATTAGAATTGTTGGTGTTTCTGACGTAAACATAAACCGCACATTTAGCACTAAGCACAGTGTTAACAGTGATAAACCCGGTGTCGGCAAACTGGCCTATATTTATGGGAACTGTTTTAGTTGCGCCCGGCAAAAAGGCTTCATTAAAGAAATACACATTAGAGATTAATGCAGAATTTTGACTATTGTAATTCCGCATAAAGCGTCCCTTAGAATCAGTAAACAAAGAGTTTGCAAGTTGCCCAGTCTTAGGCTGAATTAAGGTTGGTAAAAACGTAATCGGCATATTGTATTCAGGGCTTACGGATGCTTGTCCAACAGTTCCCCGAATATGAAACTCATCGCCTGTACCTCTAAAATCGTTGGGGCCGTACTGAATATTATTCTGGTTACTCTCGTCGAACGTGTATAAATCCAAAGCGTGTTTTGTTCCAATAAAATTGCCCTGAATGGTAATTCCCTCTACGTTCCTCAATGTGACAGCGTGTTCAGCCCCTGCATAAAACAAGTTGCCACCAATGTTAAAACCTCCGCAGTCCTTATAATTGCCCGCCCCAATTTCAATGTAATTAGTGATCTCGGCTTCATTGTAACCCTCAAAGTAGTTACCAGTGATGTTTACACCTCGGCTCTTAGTAAAAACCATTCGGCCACTTTTACCCTCGAAAGAACATCCATTTGAAATGTTACCCCCAATAGTATTATCTATTGTTGACCTAATTCCATTCCCGGCAACAGACACGCTGATTAGGTTGAATGAATTTGTACCACCTTTAAACTGAAATGCCTGGTACACGCTTTGCATTTGAATTCTTTCAATTGATGGCCAGTAGCAATTTGTGAGATCAAGAAATAGCTTTGTTCCGTCAATATAGCCTACGCTAACATTAAGGTGGTGGCAGGAGTTTGCCCTTATAAACGTTTGGGCTGTCACTGTATTATCGCTGGTAAATCCAGATATGTTTACATTGTTGATATTAGCCATATCAAAGACAATTCCGTCTACATCTCTGTCATAAGCCAGTCTGCATAACTCGCCTGTCATTTTAATATTTTTCTTTTTAGGAACAATTGGAACAGTCAATCTATAGCCGGTGCATTTCGGAAATCGAACCTCATCACCGTCTCTCATTGAATTAAACACCTTTTGAATGTCAGCAGAATCGTCTTTAATAAAGTCACCTTTTACGCCCGCTATCTTGACGTTTAAGGTTTCTCTTATAACTGGATTAAACTGAACCCACAAACCATTGGTGGCTTTTATTGTAAGGAATCCGTCATCTACACCGAAAGCATTTATGTTGATGACATAATCTGTTCCACCGCCATCCCCATCTGTGTAATATCCTTTAGTTTCTACTTTGTTGTAGTATCCAAGCCTAAGAAGGATTAAGTTTTTTATAGAAAGAGAACGAAGCTCAAGTATGTTATTCACAGCTAAAGTTCTGGATTTCGTGAGATCCATTGCCCTCACGAAATATTCACTGCTGCCCTTAAAGCGACGGTAAATGTCCCCATCTACTTTCGCAGCGGTCATGACAGTTCCATCGCAATACAAATTGGTTTTAACTAATGAATAAGTCTCATTACTTCGTTTGTCCCTAACATTTGACAATACAACCTTGCCATCTGAATACTCTTTTCTTATATGTTTCTCTGTCATTTCTATAAATCAAAAATATCATCATCCGTTTCAGGAGCGCCAGCACCACCAATCGCAGAGTCACCCTCGCCTAACTGGTTGATTTCGGCATAGACGAGAGCCTTAGTCGTTGGATCAACCATCATAAGCCTGTGATCCGACCTTACTTGCGCTACTTTCTGGGTGTCAGTTGTTATGTCTTTTGTGCCTGCCATCTTCTTAATTCATTTTTAATATTTCTGTTAGGGGAATTACACCTACAGTAAGTGTATTCCCCTGGTTGTCTGTTAATAAATTCCATGTCTCCAGCACCCTGATCTCCGTTAGAGGGATCATCACCTTTGCTGTGTATTGTTCGCCGTTCTTATAAAGCATGGTTACCTTAAAGCCATCTTTTGCAAATACTTCCCGAGTGATGCCGTTATGTGCCAGTGTGCGCGCATATGGTGCAGCAAGCAAAGCCATCAAGGTTTTTATTGTAGGAAGGAAGTCGAAAGTGTATCCGTTCTTCTGAGTAACCAGTTCCAGGTTAATGGTACGGTGCCCAACCTTGGCAACCTTTGCCCCTTCATATCCGTAAGCAGTGACTTCGGTTGACTTTGCTGCTGGCCTGCCATACTGATCGGTCATTGATACTACCTCCCACCCTAAAGTGGAAAGACTAATCTTGTCGATGGAAGAAGCACCATCACCATCTGCTGGCGGTATACCGCCATTCATGTTAACCACTGGTTCACGCATGGTAAGTACGCCCTTGCACATGCCTGATCCTATGTAGTCGATCTTGATTTCGTTGTTTACAACCACATCATAGGACCCGAAGTTGATCGAACTGAAGGGAGCCGGGCCAGTGAATGAATTAATGAAGTCGTACATTTTATATAACTTTAGTACTGCCGTGCGCCTATCTGCTGCCTTTACAAAGAAGTGAAAGGACAAGTCCCGACCGCCAAAGAATATCTCGTCTGCACGCAGATAAGGTTCAAGGCTGTTGTCATCATGCCAGATATGGTGCGTTTTACCAATACGCGCAGGCATGTCCCAAGCACCTTCAAGCGCAATATTGCTACTAGGTGCCTTTGCCGGGATGATCCCGAACTGGTCTTGCATATTCTGACCGTTTAAAAAATATACGTTCTCCATTATCCCCCCACAGCTTGCCATCCCTGACTTTTCGGTGCAGGTTTGGTGTTAGTCACAATTGCTTTTAGACTTTCATTCGAGGCCTTCAGTTCATTTACCGTATTAAATGTGTGTTGCTCAATATTACGAAGGCTGTCTATGCCTTGTCTTGCAACTTGAAGGTGATCAAGAGCCGTTAACCCGATGCTCTTAAGTTGTTCGTAGTTACTTCGAGCAATGGCATTATTTACGTCAACAGATTCTTGAGAAGCCGTAATGCCAGAAGACTTTAAACCACCTGTTGATTTGTTGCTTTCCTCAGGTTTACCTGTCAGATCAATACCGGTCAGCTTTTCAAGGTTCTCTAGGTCTTTCTTGGATTTTTCGCTAGCGTCAATGTATGTTTTTCGAAGCGCGGCGATTTCCTCTGTTGTTAGATTACCATCCTGAGCGGCAATTGCATAGTCATCATAGAAGCGCTGTAGCTGATTTTTAATCAACTCGCCCTTGAAGCCGTTCAGAATAGATGTGCGTATAGTGTCCTCGAAGGTTTTACCAAAGTCCTGTGTGCCATCAGTAAGAGCACCTATAAAGTCGTCAGCAATGCTGTCAAGCGATGAACCTATTGTGTCGGCTTTGAGTTGATTCGCGAGGTCCTTTGCTGCCTTTTCAGCATTGATGAGGTTCTCTACAATTTTTGAAGTACCCTCATCAAGTTTGCCTTCGTCCGCCAGACGTTCCAGGTCGGCTAGTCCAGATGGCAACTTAAATTTATCCAGATCCCCAAGATTTTTAACAACCCCTAAGTAGTCTTTATTTCCAGTCGTATTGTATCTGGTGATCGCATCGTCAAGCACCTTATTCCCCGTAAGTGCATACCGATTGGCTAATTGCTTTTGATACAGCTCCTCATCTTTGCGTATTTGCTCTTGCGCCTCTCGGTACTTGACCAACCGATCTGTACCATAAGCATCGTTAATCAATGCGACCTGTCGTTCCAGTGCTTTGTTAATCGCTTCTGTTTGCTTGTTCTGTAGATCCCTACTGTAGGCCGCTTGTTCTTCGCGCTTAGCTGAATTATCGAATAGCTTAGTTATCGACGAGAAGATGGATACGCCAGCACCAAAAATTCCAAGTCCCGCACTAAGTTGTCCTAATGTATCTCCAGAACCCTGAGATGCTTTAAGGTCTATCATCCCTTTCTTAATGTTTCCAACCTGACCAACGACATTACCTACAGTAGATAGCAGCTTACCGAAAGTTTCATCAACTTCGGATACTGCAGATGTTACCTGATCAATGCTGTTAGCTAGGTTAATGATACGATCAGGCATACGATCTGCAATAGCAAGACTCGTGTTTTTTAAAAGCTTTTCAATTTCACTTCTTAGCTCTTTACTCATGTTGGTTGTTGCCAACTTCGCTTTTACAGCATCTACAATATTATTTGCGTTATCGTCTGAGAGTTGATCTATTCCATCGAATAATGCTTTAAATTCAGGTAAGCTCCTAACAATCTGGTCATTTAACGCATCTATTTCTTCCTTGTACTTTGTGATGCGGGTCGAGGTATCTACGCCCTTTTCTTCAAGTAAAGCTGTATCTGCTTGGTATCTTTCTATGGCGGCTTGACGTTGATCATTGTACGACATGAATTCTTTAAGTAGACCATTATACCGTTTCCTGGCTTCTTCTTGTGATTCTATCACCATTGGGGCGGCTACCTGGTTCTTTTTCGTAGCTAAAAGGGTGTTATCTCCTTTACGACTGTTTATGTCGTTGTTCAGGTAATCGAGAAAATTCTTGTAAGCACCTATCTCATTCCTGTACAATTCACGAGCTTTCGTTTCTCCAAAGTCAACCCGAGCCTGTTCATACTCTTCAAACAGCTGCTTTTTACGTTCAAGCTCTTCCTTGTAGCCGCCTTTGCCGTTGATGATGGTGTCGATACCATTTACGCCGAGCTCTACATTACGAGCTGATTCAACTTGTACTTTAGCCTTGGACTGATCTTCAGGATTCAACTTCGCATTTATCTTATCTAATTGAGCAAGACGATCATCGTATTTCGCATTGATGGCAGCAACTTGCTTGTCTTCTTCAGAAAGTGCAGAAGCACGGGCACCCGCAAGATCCTGGCTGATCTCACGCTCCAGGTCTTTACGCTTTTCAAGTAGCGCATTGTACTTTTTAGCAGCTGCAGCTTCTTTGGCAAGTTCTTCTGGTGTTTTTGGTGGGGTAACTGGCGGTGTCGTTTTCGGTGGTTCAGCAGTAGTCTTAGTGTTTACTAACTTAGCTACGTCTGGATTTCCCTTTAATAGTAGATCTTGAGCGCCTTTCAGTTCTTTCAGCTGGCTATCTATGATTCCCTTTTTCGCGGCTTTTCCACTGATTAGTTCGTCCCACCACTGGCCCATAGACATGCCTTGAGATGTTGGCGCAAAAGTTCTTTTGATGGAAATAGCGAGACGGTCAAACGTATTTAAGGCTTTAATCCCTTTCTCGTTGATTGCATCAATTTGTTCCTGTAAGCCTTTATAATCTGCAAACTGCTGATTAGTCTCGGTAGCCTTACGAACTGATTCCTTGTACTTATCTATTGCTTCCGCACCTTTTCCGGCTGCAATCTCCTCCTGTGAATATTTATCTAAGGCACCCTGTGTTGTCTGTAGAAGTTCATCGTAAGCAGCTTTCTGTTCTCGCTTGGAAACGTTGTGATCTTTAATGGTCTTCAATAAGCCATTAATCTTTTCGGTTTCATTATCTAAGGCACGAGCGCCCTTCTCTTTAGCTTCAGTTAGCGAGTTTTCAGCTATTTCGGCAGCATCCTGGTACTGTACAAGAGCATATCCCACAGCGATAAATGCAGTTATCACGGCGATTGGAGCTGTTGCGGCCGCAAAACTCATCAGGGTGGTCCTAATACGGACTAATGCCTGATTGAGAAATGTAGTGGCTCCTACTGCCCTTAATTGTGATGCAGCTAAGGTATTGCCCGATAAAGCCATTTGGAGCTGACCTTCTGCTACAATACGCTGATTTACCGCTGTTACAATTAGAGATGCTCTATATACTCCATAGGAAATTATTAAAATTCCGATTATATCAATAACCTTCTGATAATTTTCTACCAGCTCGATTGCAGCCTGTATACCGTCACCAATGATACCTTCCTGGGATTTACCCAGTGAGTTCAGCATCATGTCCCAGGCATCACCTAAGTTGGCTAACTGACCAGTGAGTGACTTGGATTGTTCCTGCATCAAGTTGAAGAACTTGCCGCCTTGGCCGGTCATATTTCCAAATGCTTTTTCAACTTCAGGGAAGCCGATTTTACCGGCACTTACATATGCTCTGACTTCTCCGGTGGTCTTGCCAATAACTTTAGCAAGTTCATCATAGATTGGAATACCACGCCCTGCAAACTGGTTTAAATCGACCTGAGTAACCCGGCCGCCAGCTTTCATTGTACCATATAGGTAAACAATATCTCCTAACTGCGATCCAACCCCGGCGGCCACGTTACCTAATTTCGTAAGCTCCTGAGTAATATCTCCAGCAGCGAAGCCGTATGCCAAGAGCTGTTTAGCGCCTTTGGCTACATCGTTAAGTGTAAATGGGGTAATGGCAGCAAGTTTAACAGCTTCAGCCATAAGCTGATCAGCCTTTTCTTTGCTACCAAGCATGGTGTTGAAAGCAATTTCGATTTGCTGAAACTCGCCCCTAACCTGGACCATCTGCTTTACAAATCCAGCAGCGGCCTGTGTAGAGAAGAATCCAGCAGCAGCGGCAGCGGCTTTACTGGCGAAGCTCTCAATCTGTGCACCCTGAGTCTGAAGATCACCGGTAAGCCTGGATACATCGTTGCGCATCTCACGCATCGCGGCACCAAACTGCGAGTTATCTAAAGCAGCTACAAAATCTAAAGGTCCACCGTTTACGTTCATGCTATAATCCTAATTCTTTCCTTAATTCAGCTTCTTCATCTTCAGGTGCTATCACCTTGGTATCTTCGTTTTTATTCTTTGCATCGTAGCCTGGGATTGTGGCTAAATCCATGTTGAAGTTCACCCAGCTTGTTTTCCAAAGGACTTTCTCCCTGCTACATTTAAAGTACTTCCGGTAAGAACCGATAATACTCCAAGGGCTATCACCTCCCTTGGTTTCCTGAGACTCATCTTTGATTATTCCGGTGTAATCGCAGGCTTCACATCCGCATCCTTCGCAGTGATTACATTTTGTCCTCTTATCAAGATGATAGATTTTGTAAAATTTGGTACTCCGGCCATTGATAGCGAAGCATCTAAAAGCTCGTAAAACTTTTCATCGTCAATAGATCGCAGGAAGCTAAGTAGCGCCCCTGATGGCTCCTTTCTTCTGTTTTCAATACAGACTGCCACAACGTAGATTAAGTCCTCTGTATGGTCTTTAATGGCTTTCCATAGCTCACCTTCTTCAACGTTCTTTGAGAAGAGTCCTTCAGGAATCTTGAGTGCAACCGGCGAAATACGGAACCTGTTGCCAACTGAAATTGGATAGATGGTGAAAACCTTTTTTGATTTCAAAAAGCCCTTTTTCATAAGGAGTTTCTGCAACCAGTTTTTAGGTCTGATTTCAACCTCCACCGTTTTCGGCTGCTGGATCACAGTCTTTCCGACCTGCGCGAGTATGTTATTTAATTCAGATTGTTCCATGGAAGATTATAAGGGTGCCCTAATTCAAGGCACCCGTAAGATTTATACTCCGAAGTCGATTGACATTGCAGGTGTAGCGGCTTTGCCGGCTTTTAACACCTTACCAGTCCAGTTGATCTGACCTAACCTGGTCTTATCAAATGCGAACTCTGCAGTAGCTGTTAAGCTCATGTTTACAAAGCGGAATTTGATTCCTGTGCGGGTTTCTGCGACAACAGATCTCTTTACAGTGACAGTTGTACCGTCTGCTGGAGGTGACCACACGCCGGTTGTAATGGATCCACCGAACAGCTCAAGCATAGTTTCAGCTGATACATTGTAAGTGCTTGCAGCTAATGTCCACACAATACCCTTGGTTACAATCTCATCATACAGGTCGTCTGATTCTTCAATCTCGATTTCCGCAGTTTCCGGAGCAGTAGAGGTTAAGGTAGCAGTACCTTTTACGGTAGCGCCTAATACTTCGGTTAGGGTCGTCCCCATGCCACCGTCACCTGCTACAGGCCCCATGGTGATGGCCTTTAAGCCATATACTTTCTTTGCCATATTATTGGTGTTTAATTATTTGTTGAATTAAATTCTACTCTCAGGTTGAGGTAATGTTGATTATTCTCGTCCTGGAATAGGTTGTCTTGTTGGAGTTCAAAGCAGTAGTTGCCGGTAGCTTCCCATATCTCCTCTCCTTCTCCTAAAGCGATGTTAGCCAGGTTCAACAGGTAATTTAGTCGTGCAGTGTCCGGTTGACTTTTGTCAGCTGCGTTTGATGGTAGAACAAGGTTCGGAACAAAGATATTCACGTTCAAAACACCCTCCTGAACGTCCTCTCTGTTTAGTCCCAAGCTGTTTATCACAACATCCTCCAGGACCGAGTTAAGCGGACGCTCGTACTTGCAAAGCTTACCATTGGGCTTTTTTACGTCTGTCATAAGAACAGACCGCGAGATATGTTGATAAAGCATATTTAAAGCTGTAATGGAAGTATTACTCATGCGTTTTTAAGTGTTTTTCTGAAGTTCCTGATAGCCTTTTTTATTTCAATCTCAGCGATTTTGGAACTTGCGGTCAATACATCTTTTCCTTTACTCTCTACAGCTGCTGCGTAATCCATACCAGCGAGTACAATCAAAACGTAGCCTCTTGGATGTTCGGCAATAAGCTCTGCCATGCGCTCGCTGCTGTCTGAAGGAATCGCTCCTTCTGATTTCTTTACGCCGTTCTTAAGCACCACATAGCAGACTGATGATCTAAGGTTACCTGTTACGTCGGTGTAAGTTCCGTTTGCCTTAGCATTATTCACGCAGGTTTCCCCGATAAACTTCAACCGGCTTAATATCGCATCTTCAATCGCTGCTGTACGGACCATGAACATGTTGTTCAAATCTGCTTCGGTAAAGCGTGGCCTTATACCCATAACCTTGCATTTAACTGGCCTTGGTTGTAACGCTTCACGTCACCTTCAGCAATTAGATCATCACCGTTGTAACCTCGGATTACAGTACCACTTTCCACAGCAATCTGATCAAGTGGCATGTAAACTATCCAGCCAAACTCAACCTTTGCACCATCAGCAGAAACAATCACTTGCCCGTCTGCATTAGGTTCAAATCTGCATTTAACTTCAATGGTCGTAGTAGCACCGGGTACAATCACAGTATCGCCGTTCTCGTCTATTTCTTCTACGCCACCTGTTACGATGTCAAATTTTAGGATATGAGGGTATTGGATGATCATTACCACATTCCTTTTACAGCTGAAACCCTTGGTTTGTCAGAATCCAGGTTTTCTTCCGGATACTCCGAGATCAATAAGGACCGAGTTTTCAGTAAAGCGTTCTTATCACCCAGAGAAAGCGAGTAACCGCCTTCACTTACGTTTGCAGATGTACAGACAATCAAAATTAGCCATGCAGCGCATAAATCAACCTGCTTAACGTGATCCGGCCCATAAGGAGCTTCTCCATCAAGACCGAAACGAGTTAAGGCAGTATCAAAACTACCCTCATTAAGAGGATAGTTTATAATGCTTTGCAGTGCTTTTTTAATTGTTTGTGACGCCATTAGTCTTCTGTAACTAAGTCAGCTTTTAAATGATAAACGCTTTCAATTTGCTCGATACCAGGAATCGCGATAGTCTCAGCAGCTGTCATTTCACCCCATGGGTTACGTTGGAACCATTTTGATAAAAGGATCCTGTCAACAGTGGTATACTCAACATTTGGAATCGGCTCAAGCTCTTCAATTGAATAAGCGTTGTGGATGATACCTAATTTACCAGCTGGAACGAAAACCAAGTTAGTATCACTAAATGGGCGAACGATGGTTTGTTTGCCATCAATCTCAACACGTGAAATTGAATCAATGATCTTGAAGTTCGGAGCGTTGTTGTCTTTTAGATAGTTGTTAAAGTTCTCTAAGGTAAACACCGCACGTGCGTTCGATCCTGGGTTGAAATACGCTTTCATCTCGCTCATCAATTCCTTGTTAAGCTTGATTTTGTTCCAAAGAACACTGGATAATTGAATCTCGGAAATTTCATCACCCTGATTTTTAGCCAGCTGAACCATGTCCATGATCTCAGTGATCAATTTCGAACCTCCGCCCAACACATCATCGGATGACTCCTTATAGTTTGTTTCCAACAATCCCATTGGGATAACATCAGTTACAATACCATCTGGATTGTTGTCAGCAGTGATCTCAATATAACCACGGGAAACAGCTTGCAGATACATGTAATTGATCCTGGCCTTAACCGAGTCAGTTACATATTTCATATCATCAAGAATGAACTTGACGATAGCTTTCAGCTTGTCAGCATCCTTCATGGTTTTGATGTTTTGAAGCATCAGGTAATCACGATACTGCTTTTGAGTTAACGAACGCTTAACCTTGATCGATGGAACCTCACCATCAACACGAACAGCAGCTGAACGCGAACGGTGCGGGTGTAAAGCATCGATATCCACTACGGATGCCATAGAAGCTTGACGCTCTTTACCTACAACGGTAGAGAAATCAAGGCCAACGGTTGGCGTAGCCCAGTCCAGGTATTGCGTGTAGATCGGCTGAACCTTTGCAGCTTCTAATGCCTTTGCAACAACGCTAATATTTTCGGTATAGTCACCGAATACAGACTTAAATTGTTCTGCCATTTTCTAATTATTTGCTTTGTGAAAAAATGATGAGCGGCAATAATGCTTTCACATCGGCCGGTACACCTGGAATTCTACGTGCGTAAACGGTCGCACGTAATGCTAATGTTAGTGTTGTATTAGCTTCTACCTTTCGTGACTCTAAAAGAGTTCCTGTTGGCACACCAGCAACAGCTGAATTTGTTGCACCAGTTGTAGATGACTGAAACAAAACTGCACCAACTGCTGCAAGCCCCAATGAGGTTGGAACGGTCAATGTGTCGTAATTAGCATTACTTTTATCAACCGTAGCGGGATAAGCTTTGCCTTTAACACCTAAACTGATATTGTCGCCTGTTGCAAACTGATGATTCTTCGACACCTTGTAAACTAAAGCGTCAGCTGCAGCCGCTTCAACAATCGTAGCTGATTTTAACACCTTTGCTTTTCGGGTTGCGTCGTCCCCGATCATTACCGTTCCTGCCGGGATAATAGAGCCGGCAACCAATCCGTCTGTATCAAGTGTGTATCCGCCTTGTGATACTTCATGAACAACCTGATAAACGGGGATGTCGCCTGTGGCTTCTTTTCTTTTTAATCCTAAACCCATTTCTTAATTATTAAACTGTTTCAACTAAACCTTTTACAGCCTCTTCCATTCCGGATTTAATGGCTGCTTTTGCAGCTGGAGTTCCGCTTGGGGTAGCATCGCCAATAATGACTTTACCATCCTTCACTTCGCCGTTAACTGCGATTTGTTTTAATTCAGTCCACTCAGTCTCTAAGGCAGCAAGCGCAGTTTCCTGGTCGTAGTCATCACCGATCTGGTATTTAGCGGCGAATGCCTCAGGAATACCTTTAGCTTTAGCTGCAGCCTTTAAATCGTTGATAGTTGATTTGCCTTTTTCGCCAGCAAGTTGGGATTCCAGAGACGTAATTTTAGTCATCAATGGCTTTGCCCAAGCTGGCATGTCGTCCTGATTGTCCTCAGCACCTTTTCCTGCCGCTTCAGCATCAGCTTTCGCCTTTGCATCTGCATCGTCCTTCGCTTTTTTGTTGTCGGCCTCACGTTGACGGTCGTCAATTTTAGCAATGTCCGCATACGACATGAAATCGTTGTAGTCATTAAGCTTGTCGTCAATCTCGTCCTCATTAGTGATTTTAGAAACCACATAGTCCGCGATCTTGTCTTTACGAGTCTTAGATAGGTTCACTCCTGGGAACAGCGCTCGCAGTCGTGCCAATACTTTGTCCTTCATGTTTGTTTTTTAAGCTTTTTGAGAATAAGCCTAAAATTAAAGAGGATTTCCTCGAGCACCTTTTTTAATGCTTTACGAATTGGGAAACGTAAAGCATTTGCTATATTTAAGTAAATATGCTTTCCAATGGAAAAGAACAATTCGAATGACCAAGGTCACCAATCAGAACCTTTTAGTAAAGAAGAAAGAGAACCGGAAACTTGTTTCATCATCACTCCTATTGGTGCACCCGATTCCGATATAAATAAAAAAACCAACGGATTACTTAGTGCGGTGATTGAGCCTGTGTTGAGGGGATTGAAATTTAAAGCTGTTCCTGCCCACCATATTGCCTCGCCTGGATCAATACCTAAGCAAATTCTGCGACACTTAGTTGAGGACAAACTTGTTATCGCAAATTTAACGGGCCTGAATCCAAATGTTATGTATGAACTTGCAGTACGTCATGCAGTAAAATTACCATTAGTTATGATGGCCGAATACGGCACCGATTTACCATTTGATGTAAAAGACCAAAGGACAATTTTTTATGATGATAGCTATGTAGGTGTAGAAAAGTGTAAGGTGCAGTTGGAAACGGCAATTCAAACTGTTTTGGCACCAGAATACGTCGCTGAAAACCCGATTTATGACGCAATCCAAGCAAATTCTATCATCAAGAATATAGCTCCCGAGAGCAATGAAGATTATTTGTTTACCAAGCTTGAACAAATGGAAGCGGTATTGATGAGCGTAGCTAACATGGGCTCTGCACCATCTGTGGTGATTAATAAAGTCGAGTTAAGAGTGGATTTTGTGGATCCACAATCTTTAGCGAATTCGAAATCTATAATACCGGAAATTTTTGAAGAACATAATATTCTTGTAAAAATAGATGAAAGCTTGTACGTTGGATCAGTCGTCATTTTTGCAGATCAAGTACCATACGCTATTAGAAAGAGAATTGTAAGAGAGTTAAAAAAAATGGAGGGAGTTGTAAACGTGAAGTTTATTAGATCATAACTCCATTCTCGATTACCCAATCTGGTTTCCGCTTCCAGTTCTCCATTGAACCCTGCTTCTTCTCCACGTAGGTCTTAAAATTCTGAGGCATATCCTTTACCACGTCTTTGAATTGGAAGTTCTCAGCGGTACCATCAAGCAGTGCCTGTTCGTACTTATCGTAATCCTCCGGGCTTGCAAGCTTAGCTGTACAGTTGCAAATGCATTGAACATGCCACTTTCTCCAGGTGAATGTTTTTGGATAGGTACCTTTTAAGTCATCGCAGATATCTGTCCTCGGGTGATTATTTGATAAATTAACCTGGTAGCCAATGATGAAAGGCAAGGATCGGTACCGGACCATATCGGCTTCTCTGTAACTATCGTTGATGGTTGTCCGGGTGATCCGCATGAAGTTCTTATAAGGCGACCGGTAGACGCCCTGACCTGGTGCACCCAAATCTTCGTAGTACTTTTTAGCAGCAGATGAAAGTTGCAGTTTGCCCTCAGCATCACGCACCCTGCGGAAAAGCGGCTCGGGGTTCTCCATGTACTTGACCTGATCACGGGCCATGGCAGCAGCTGATCTACCTTCACTGATCCCGGCATACAGATTCTGCTCGATCTGGCCCTGAAGCTGACTGGTATATTTCAACACTCGATCGGAAAGATCAAGACCAGCGATCCTACGTTTAGTGAACTGATCAAGCGCAGCGCTTTGAGGATCATAGATCATGCGCTCGACATCACCTGCAAGCTTTTTGCCGTTGAAGTGCTTATGGATCACCTCCGCATTCTTTTCAGTCGATAGCTCCCACTGCTCATTGATTCCGTTCAGCAAGGTGACATTAACCTCCTTGGTGAACTCAACCAGCACTTCTGTGACCTTCTTATTCAAAGCAGGGTAATCAGACAGGCGGAATGTGCCGGACTTGAGATTGATCGGTGGTAAACCTTGGAATATCTTCTCAATCGTTTTTTTATAAGCGGAACGTATCTGCTTCTGGTTTTTCTGAATACCTGCTAAATGCCTGGCTTCATACTTCTTGTTTATATTATTTGGCATAATCTGATAGACAAAGCGGTTTGATTACAAAATTGAGACAACAAAAAACCGGGCAAGGAACCACTCTCGCCCGGTCAAACTAACCTTTAAAACCAAATAAACCGAATGAAGCAACTTCGCCCCTAACAATCAGTATCAAAGATACAATATGCGTGTTATGCGTTTTGAACATATTAATCTTCAATAGTAGAAAGTTCTTCCTCATCCATCTGCTTGTTTTCGGCATCGGCATCTTTGATCAGCGGATTAAGTTCAACTGCTTTTTTACGGCTCATGATGGCCTTACCCCCTACTGATGCTGATAGAATATCTACAAACTCCTTGATGTTGTCTGGTAGCGGATTTCCGAACTCGTAGCCGATCTTCAGATTTTTAAGCTCTACAGCCATTCCTGGGCTTACGTCAATGATATTCTTCACCATAGCCTTTAAGATGTTGATTTCACGATCGATCATTTCTTCAAATATCTCCAGCTTATCCATAGCCTTGAGGATTGCCGGGAAAAACCTCATAACAAGTGCTTTTCCGCTATCCTGACCTAAGCTTTTCAGATTCTCGCTGGATAAGTCCACTGTGTCTGTGAAATAAAGGATGTAGTTATCTAAAGTCGCACGCTCATCTTTAACCATATCCACGGCCATTGATGGAGATAGATACTTTGCATCAGCACCATCACCCTTAAGCTGCACCACCTTGCCCGTTTCTTCTTTACCTGGTAATGAAGTCACCTCACCAGTTAAAACAAGGATTGCATCGGCCGTATAATCGTTGTTATCTGCACGTTTAGAGATAAGTGTTTCTGTTCTTTCAATCAGCGCCTGTACAAGTTCCCATTCTGTTGCTTCCTGCTCATAATAGCTGTAACGGATCTTTTTGGCAAGGTTTGCACTACTTTCAACAATCCAAAAGCCATCTGATTTTTTGCAGGAAATAACAAGGTCTTTGAATTCAGCGTCAAAATGCTCAGTTAGCTTATCAGCGGTCTTAGATGTATATCCCCTGGCAATGCATTGCATTACCCCGTACTGATCTTTTTTATAATAAAGGTCATTTCCATTATCCTTGTTCAGTAAAATACATTTCACACTGTTGAACGCTTCAGTACCTTCAGCCTCGGGATCCTTATACTCAACAAATAGCTTTGCTGAAGCAGTTTGAGAGAACAGGGCTCTCGCATTTTTACGGTTAACCGTTGCCATTCTCATTTCAGTCCATAAATCATCAATGATCTTGAATGCCTTATCGGTGCCCTCGCTCAACTGAACCAGCTTAACAGGTTTCCCAAAGAGGAAGGCGACTGCCGACTGAACGATCTTCTGCTGATATGGTAAAGGAAGCTTGGCTTGCGGCACCTCCTCACTATCGACGTATTTCTTTGGTCGGTCATGAATCTTATGAGTAGCAACATTCCACTCCTTTAGTGCATCTTCAACCTTGTCCTTTCTGGTAGAAAACAAAGTCTTAGCCTCGTCAACCATGCCAGCGAGCAACAGCGCGCGAATATCGGTGCTGTCCATTACTTCTTTTACTTCTTCAGCCATTGTATATATTTTAATAGAATCCTAATTTTTGTTTGCTTTGAGCGGTCACAATCACCTTTTTACCAAAGTCTTCAGTCGTACCGGTGAGCGCATCTTCAGCATCGTCATGCTTATTCTTTCCAGCAGCCTTGTATGTCTTTAGAGACTTGTAGAATACTGGCCAAAGCTTCTCCCACCCTTCTGGAAAGTAAGTTAGGTTCATCACATCAGCGGATTTAGTGAAAATCCGCACGTCTTTATTCTCGCTTTGATGGAACCACTCGACTTTAGTCTTTTTATTGCCGATAAGCCTTAATCCTTTCTCGACATTTCGTGCAAATCCACGCCCACCGTTGTTACTTTCGAATAGCGCACGATCTACTTCTTCCCGGGCAAGCTGCTTAGCGACTTCAACTTCGGTAGTCTCCATGCTTGCCTGTGTGTAGATCACATCTGTCACGAAGTTTCCGATATCAAGCTCATCATAAACAATGGAGCACAGGTAATCGGTACCAGTGTCGGCCGTATCAATGTAGGCTTTCCGGATCTTCGGTGTGGTTGAGAACGGAAGGAAACCACGACGGTAAGTTTTAAACGGACCATACAAGAATCCTTCTTTTGGCTGGGGATTCATCATGTACTGCCGTCCGAAGACGATCGGGAATTTCTCTTCCATTTCCTTCAGCTCATCAAGCGTGTGCTTGAATGGCCAAAGAGCTTCCTCCTTGCCTTCCTCTCCGTAGTTCTTAATCACTGGGATACTTAGCACATACCATTTGGTCCTGTCAGCAAGCGCTTCTTCCAGATCGTAAGTGTAAGCCTCCTGGCTCATCAGGTAGCCGCAAAGATCATTCTCGTGCAAACGCTGCATGATAATGATGATCGGTGTATTCCTGCTATTTACCCTGTTCCTGATTGTCGAGTTGAATCGGTTGTTAATCCGTTCGCGGATCGTATCGGAATCAGCATCATCAGGCTTAATCGGGTCATCTATGATCAGGGCGCCATTAAATCCGGATTTGATATTTAGATCAGAAAGCATGCCGTCCAGCTCAGTCATGAACTCGGCTTCTTCCTCCAGTTCTTCCGGTGTTTTCTCCTCATCCACCTTACCGGCACCGAATCCCGTTACCTGACCACCGGCAGCACGGGCATACACGCCGCCACCTTCAGTAGTGTACCATTTCTTCTTAGCATCGGAGTCCTGCTTGATCTGTACATGAGGAAACATCTGCTGGTAGGCTTCAGTCTCAACCATGTCGCGAATAGCTTCGGAGTTATCCAGCGCCAAATCGTCTGAGTAAGAAAGGTGAATGAAGTTTGCTGAAGCATTCAAGGCCAATGCGTGGGCAACAAAGTTCTTTACAGCAAGCTCAGTTTTACCATACCTGGGCGCAATGTTGATCATCACTTTGATAAGCTCACCCTTGAGGACCAGCTCTAGGACATCCGCAATCTGTTGATGATGTTCACCGATGATAAACTTCTTGTTCGTATTCTTTTTAAACAGGTACCTGGTCTGAAATAAAAGGTCGGACTTACATTTGACTGTAGCCACCTTGATCTTCTTTATTTCATCTTTGGTCAGCATTCCTTAAAACTCGTCTTCTAAAGCTTTGGCAATATCTTTCACCTCATCAGGGGTAACAGGCACATTATAGTTGATATTATTGATCTTGCCATCTACTTTAAGCGCATTGCCGTAGCCGCGTTCTTTACCCTGGCAGTTCAAATAGTATATGATGGACGTTTCTTTTCCGGCATCACAGTTTTGCAGCAACTTATCTTCTACATGATCCAAAACCTCTAGTTTTATCAGCTTAACCATCTCATCAAAGTCAGGATCATCAACCATATAGTTGTGGATCATCCTTCGGCTAAGATTGATCATTTTGCTGGCATTGGAAATATTGCCCCGGCATAGCTTCAATGCGTGCAGCGCATAGCGCTTCTTAGCGTCGAATGGCTTTAGGTCCGGATCAGCGTTGCAGTCTTTAATAAATCTCTTTCGTTTGTCGGTCGCAGACTTCTCAATTCGCTTGAGCCTTGCTTTCTCGGTTTCCCCTGCCATTTGATCTTAAATGAGGTAATAAACGTAAAATTAAACAATTATGCTCGATATGTCAAGTACGCATACTTCATAACCAGTTAAGCTATAGCCACAAAGATCATCGTTTAAATTTCTTCCCTCAGGTATCCTGCTTTATATCTAGCGTTTAAAGCCATTAAAGCCATTTTGCAACCTTGACTTACGTTGGTAGAATTTTCTTTTAAGAATACATCTATATTTTTAATCGGTAGAGCAGTCAAAAAGGTTGTCTCAAGTTTACTGTCTTTAGCGATCGAATAAAGCTCTTTAAGTGTTTCAAATGTAAATGTATCATTTAGACCTATTCGTGCTATACTAGTAATTCCCATTTCAAGCCTATCAATTCCTAAAACAAGATCTAGGAACTCGTGGCTTGTTACATACTTCTTGAAAATGGGACTGATACCCAACTCCTCTTCCAAACCTCGAAAAAGGCAGGCAGAAAAGCTTGGATTTCCATATTCATCAACATCATTCATACTAAAAGCTTCATTCATGCTAAAATGAAGTTTCCCCTTATCTACCACAACACCCATCGAACGTTTGCCGATGATTACTTCATCCCCGTTCCCCTGATTTATAATTAACAGAGTGCCGATCCCAAAGGAAGCCAAGAATGGAGAATATGAATTCAAGTCTTGTAGGCTTTTGATTTCAAACTTACCAGGAACATCCTTGTATTTGTTGTAGATGTTTACAAAGGTTCTATGTGTAAAATAATCAGTCTGATAGAAGTCAATGCTAAATCCTGAATTTTCATCTTGGGAAATCCGTTCCGAACGTATCTTATAGACTCCAAACATAGGATTGTTGAATCTAGTATGACCTTGATTAAGATCTTTAAGAAAGGCCTGTGCGGTTTCCGATGCAGCCAATTCAACAACCTTCCCTGAATTCTCAAGCTTCAAGTTTTCTAGCAGTTCTGACAAATCCGAGCTGCCAGAAAACATAGTGGTTCTGCGTGACTCAAAACCATTTTGCTTCAGCTCTTCACGATATGTTGAAGGTATTTCAATAAATAGTGACTTACCTGAGTCTCTCAAATGGATATTTTCCTTCAAATAATACGGGATAGCATGATCTAAGGCCATGATTCCATTTTCGACCTCAAATTTATTCTTGAAAACTTTTCTTAAGCTCGACACCTTCCGCTCACGGATGTATTTTCTTTTTAGGTAATTATACAACTCAGTTATAACTACCCCAATTATTGCACCATATAAAAGATCCATAAATGCTATCAAGTTGATTGTGAATGAATTTAATGTTTAATCGCCTATTTCCCAAAGGTTTGAAAAATATTTTTCACAAGGCAGACTTCTTTGTAGCTCTAATTATCTTTCAATTCTTTAAGATGGACTTTAAAAGCTGTTAGCACGTTTTCTGCCATACCGTCCACATCAACCTGGTCTTGATGTCGTACCTCCAACTTCTTTTTAATAGATCCACTAGCGTAGCAACTCCTTACATGGCGAGATATCACTAAAATATTTAGGATAGCTGGTTATCAAATTAAAAAGCCCCGGATCAGTGGGGCTTTTTAAAATCTTTCTGTTAGGTTTTAGTATGTTCGGCTTGCGCTCGTGACCTTAGGCTTTGCGAGCGACCGTTTGACGTACTGGTAAACTCCAAAGACTGCACCGAGTGCTGCAATCAACCAGGCGTACCATGCATCAATGCCGCCGGACTGTGGCGTCGCTTTGATCACATTCACTGCATCGACTACCGTAGCCTTTAACGTTGGATCAGTCAAAGCCTTTCCAACTGAAAGCAAGCTGTCTGTAAGATTCTTCTCTTCACCAGAGAATACCTGCGTAGAGACTAACTCCGTGTTATCCGTTTGTTCCTGAGCCTTCACCTGGACCGGGTAAAGTGCTGACATGACCACTAGGCCAATCAACATTAAAGCTGTTCTTAATTTAACCATTGTATTGCTATGCCTGAACTGTTGGAAATTACCCGTGCGTTACAGGACTTGAATCTCTGGCCCAACCTATCCCGTTAGCTATCCGGGCAAAACAATCGTTGTATTGTACTTCTACAGCCAAAGTTCTTTCAGTTGCGCGCTCTCTGTTTGTTTTGTCAAAGTCAAAGGATTCGAACCTAAGTCCATCTGCATTTGATTACAGATTACACATTTTACAACCAGGTTTCAACGCTGGTGCCGTGTGTCGCCCGGGGTCACCGAGCCGCTCTGCCATGAGCTAACTCTGATATGGTTACTTGTCGTGATGCTTCAGAATATCATCCACTGCATTCTGCAGGTCGTTCAGTACTGAATCTGAATACTCGCCTTTAATGCGGATGGTGATGCTTGGATCAGAGGTGTACTGCGATGTTGTCACCTGCGATTCTTGGAATGCCAGGCTTTGTTTTTCCCGGTCCATCGGGTACTTAGGTTTGATTTGCTTTGCCATTATAGTTAATTTAGAGTTGACGGTCTGAGTAGGTATTCTTTAATGTGGAGGCTTAAAGGGAGCAATACTATTATCTCATTGTCTTTGATATTGCATGCCGGTTTGATCTCGATATTTTGCTTTGACATTATTCAAAAAATTTGTTTTCAATTCTAATCAGCTCGTAGAGCCGGTACACTTCAAGTCTGAATTCCTCATAAGCCCTGAACGCTACAATCACGATCGCTACACGTAGACTTAAAACAGGCTGCTTGGTTCCTAATGCTAATGCTAAATTCTTTAGCACGCCTGATTTCGTTCTTAAACTCGTCAGGTCCATCAGCTTCTCCGGATGGTAAAACATCAGAATCACACCCAGCAGCAGATCCCTGCTTTCCACGATCTTGATCTCGCTCTTCCCTTCAGTCCAGTTTTGCTCTGTAATGCCTTTAGCTAATTTGAAGCTGGCAACGATCTGATCTATATGCTGCAGGTCGTAAAGCGAGCGTTCCGGCAGGCTCTTGCTGATCTTAGCCGTGATTAATGTGGCAATTTCAGGATAGTCTTTACGCAAAACGGTGATCATTAATGAAGCGTGTTGATCATTCATTAGCATAAAGATAAGAATTATGCGCTTTATGCTGTAAAAGCATAATACATTTTTATTAAATTCTAAAAAATCTACTTCATACCTTGCACCCGAACATAGTACGGTAATGACTCGAAATGAACTGAAGGAACTTTCTAAGCTGAGATTAATTGAGGCTAAGCATTTACTTGATGGTGGGTTCTATGATGGAGCGTACTACTTGTGTGGTTACAGCGTCGAGTGTGCCCTAAAGGCGTGTATTGCTAAGCACATCAAACGCTATGAATTTCCAGACAAAAGGTTAGCTTCTGAAAGCTTTACACATGATGTTTCCAAATTGGTAAAGTTAGCTGGGCTGGAACCTGATTTACTGAGAATATCCGGGTTAAATTCAAACTTCAAAGTTAACTGGAGTGTAGTTAAAGACTGGAATGAAACCAGTAGATATCAAAGGAGTTCAAGAGTAAAAGCTTCAGATTTGTATACAGCAGTAGATCATAGACGTAACGGAATAATGTCATGGGTAAAGAAACATTGGTAAAAGAGGATATTGAAATGGGGAAAGAGCTAGTACGAACTTTAGACAAAAATGGCCTAGAAATTACGAGTGCTTTTTGGCTCTATTTACAGGATATGGATGATTGGAGATTGATGCTTGCAACAATATTGGCTGACACTGAAGGTCCTATAAAAGTTTACACACGAATTTTAAGGATATTACAAGATCGGAACTTACCCTTTGATTCCATTTCGGTTATCAGCCCAAATGACAGCATCAATAAGTTGTTGACTTCCTTTACGAGGACCGGTTACAACCTATGTGATATTAGATTTACCAAAAACACCATAAATGGTGTCCTGATAGACGATGCCTATATTTACCGGCTAAATTAAAGTTCGATCCTTTGTTTCATTAAAACTTTTATCAGCTCAATTGTCTCACTCGTCATCATCTGATCAGGCGTTCTCCGGATGATCACCCAGCCTTGGGCAATGGCTAGATTATTCTTGTCCATGTCACGCTGGATACCGGTGCCTGATGAATGGCCGCTGTTGCCTTTGGCCCATATGCCGCCTTCCTGTTCGATGGCGATCTTTAATTCCCCGGAATTCCGGGGTTTTAATGGGATGGCATAATCGAACCTGTACAGTCTTTCAGTGCTGAAGTAGAACTCTGGCCACACCTCCACTCCTAACTCCTTTTCAATCAGCATGACAAACATGTCGCGTTGCTCTTTATTCTTGATGTTGCGAGTATCGTCAATCCAGCCGGTCTTAATGTGGTTAGTTCGCGGTTTGCGTTTGGACCTGGCTTCCATTATAGCGATTGCCTTTGGATTACTGGGAGGGTAAAGATCATCTCCATCGGCAACATAGCCGCGTTCCAGGCAATCTTTGTAAACAGCTTTAAGTAGTGCAGCGGATTTCATTGAAATTATTTTAAACTTTTATTTTATAGACTACAGATATGCCCTCCACAGATATATTTTAGATATATGACAGAAAGGAGGTATGGAGGGATTTATGAATTTCACTCAACAACAAATCGCGAGAATGATCGAATTGATCAATTATCCACCTAAACGATAATGTTTAGATTAAAATAGCTATCCAAGGGGTAGCTATTTTATTTTCCGTAGCATCCTTGCCATGATCACGACCTGAGCGCCACCGGCAAACTCTACCAGCATATCGCTGTTCTTGCCTCTGATGCACTTTCCATTTCTTCTTACAGCCTTACATGGCTGCTTCTTGTATTTTGGATCTGTGAGCTTGTCGCCGTGGTAGATATACTCCATTTTAATTATATTTGATTTGCGGAGGCGTTCTATTAACAATTTTGATTCATTTAATGAAACTTAAAAGGTTGATGCGCTTCATAGAAGTTGCAACCCGTCTCATCATAGCTGTGAAAGCAATCTTGAGCTTATTCTTATAATAAAACGGGATCGGACTGCACCCTCACAATGCAAACGCTGTGTAATATGAGACTTTTGTGCATGGCTTGTGGGGAGTCCGGAGAAAGTCTTCGGCGCCTCCGCATTATTAATACTCCCAAAAGCTAAGTTTCCCTTTTACATTCTCGATCGGCTTGTCATAGAGCACCTGATTAGCAAGAACCCAGTTCCAAACAGGGACTTCTGTAGGCTGATGAACGCCATTAATCTTGCGCATAACAACTGCAGATTGTTCGGCCCAAATGCTCGGATGATTGAGTACGCAGTCTACGATATCAACTTCGCCGATTATGCAGGACTTCTTAAACCCTAAACCTAGCACCTGCCTGTAGACCTCATAGGTGTTTACGATATTGAACTGCTCAGGTGTTAATAGCTCTTGTAATCCAGTTGGTTTACAAGCAAGCGACTGCCCTGCATGAATATAAGTCCTACCTCTGAATTTAGTTCTCCAGGTGCGGTTTTCTATGTCTTTGATCCCGGCAGCGATTAGCAGTGCCCATGGGTTCTTAATGGTTAGTGCTTTCATACCTACGATGGATCCAAAGTAAATTCTACGTCGTAACCTAATTCAGAAGCAAGCCTATAGCTATTGAATCTCCCGATATCAGCAATACAACTTGCAAAGCCATAAAGAGATTTGAACATACCAATCTTACTCTTAACCAATGAGGGAGCATAGCCTTCAGCGTAAAATATCTGCTCAAAATGATCACCCGACATTTCGGTAAGTGGTACCAGTGGTTTAGGAACTAAGGGCTCCTGTGGCTCAAGCGGGTTAGTTACGTGGATGCTCATAGGGTGAAAAAGGCCGGGTTTAACTAATCCATCGGATCCTCTGTAGTAAAAAGTACATTGCTGATAGTAGAGTAACCCGGTCTTGTTTATTTCGGCGATTTCTTCCGAGGCTAATTTAAAGCATGCGGTAACAGGGCGCATTGGATCATCTTCAGTTTGCACATGGACATAAAGCGTGTTATACTCTTCTTGGTTTTCAGCTAAGGGTTGGCTGAACTGTTCATTTTTGATTGATTTCATGATATTGATTTTAGTTGATTGATTAAAACAGGTAAGTCACCATCTTCACTTTATCCGTTATTTCCCGATCGGTGCCGTTCTGGTCATAGAACTGATCCCGGTTGTAGATGATGGTAGTATGGTTGCGGCCGAACATCTGGCCCACTTCTTTTAGGGTGATCATTGGATCAGACATCAGGATTAACCCGATCGCTATTCGCCTGGCTACTTTAAGCTGCCCCGATCTTTCCGGTCCAAGCAGATCATCTCGTTTGACTTTTAAAGCCTCGCATACTGCTTCAATAATCTTCTCTGGTGTTTGACCTTGCACTGTGCTGCGAACACTTGTTCGAGCGGGTTGCTGGGTGGTTTGATAAGAGTGTAACATGGTTGGTTAGATCTATTTTAAAATTTATTTGGTTCTGTTGAATTATTGATTCATACTTACATATGAAGGCTGGATGGCCGGTTACTCATTTTTGATTGCGTTAATTATTTTTGAGTTTAGAGCGGGGGTTTTAGTAGATAATATGGGAATTTTAATATTACCTCCGCTTTTCAAACAAGTCCAGCTGCTCTGGCGCTTCGTTCCCCCACTCAAGTCCGGCCAGCCATTTAGCGATGACTTCTTCTAGCGCTCCTTCACTACTCATATCACCACCCTTTTCTTCCAGGCAGTTAGCCAACTGGTATACCGATCGAAAAACCGGCATGCAGGTGACTTACCAGCTATAGCCCAAATGAATGGATCCAGTATCATGATCACGACAAACAAGATGAAGCCAGTTAGGATCAGTAGCAGGTATGTGAATCGGTAAAGTACTTTCATCGCTCAAAAATTTAATCTCTCTTTAATCCAGTTATCTTATATTGCATGCGATTTATTAATAACCAAGTAGTTATGTGTTACTGCGGCGGGTGCCTGGATGGGACCCGCTTCTTTTTTGGCTCATTGATGAAAATATCAACCTTTGGAACCAGTTCGGTTGCATTAAACGTTCTGCTTCCTTAATCAGCTGCTCACGATGATATTTGTTGATCAGGTGCAGCTTCAGCACGTTCAATGCCTGTGCAGCCTCTATGCTTACCTTTGGATCAAGGGCACGCATCTGCATGATCATCACTTCTTGGATTTGATTGAGGGTAGATTTCATGCTTTAGAAGTTTGGTTTTACATCAATGACTTTCGCCGGCATCTTCACCTCATCTGGCTGCCTGTGTCTTTCAGGCTTAGGATAATTCTTCTCGCAGGCTGATAGCGCAAGAGCTGCTACCAGGATCATCAGTTTAATGGTTCTCATGGCTAAAAGTTTACATCGTTAACGTCCAGTTCGGCAGCATGCCATATGCCTTCGATTGATGCGATTAAGCCTGCAGCTACAACCGCGATCAGAATGATCAATAGTTCCATAATAAAAGGTTTTTGACCGGCAAAGCCCGCATATTTCTATGCAGGCTGGGTTGTTTGTGTGTATGTAGTCCTTAAATGAGAAATGTCCTTGAAGCAAAGCCGGCCAGCATCACCCCAAAGACATTCAAGATCTTATTGACGTGGCCGCGTCGTTTGTACAATCAAATATAACGATTATGCTTGATATGTTTATAAAGCATATGTGTTTTATTTTTGCATGTTCTTTTTCACTCTTCTGCATTAATTAACTTGGCACCGAAAAAAAAAGCTTAGTGTTATTTTTACACTAATTGAACGTAAGGCTCTTGTTATTCCTATTCTGATTGCTACATTTGTCCTTGAGAGCGTTAATTGAATCGCGCAGCCAGCAATGGTTGCCCTTTTCTATTCCATCACTTCCTCTATCGTGGCTTCTCGGAATACTTCTCGGTTCTTGTCACAGGTAACAATCAGGATCACAACACATTATATTCTGATTGAAATAAGCCTTCATAGTTTATTTTCGTTTAAAACTAATCATTTGAAGAATGAAGAAACGAATCTTAACTGCTTTAGCAATGCTAGGCATCCTGGGAGCAATGAACTCCTGCACTAAAAACGAACAAGCCGAATCTCCTGATTCAGTGTCGAATGTCAAACGGCACCAATTAAGTGTGCCACTTGAGGATGGAAGAACATTTGTAGAAGCACCTTCTTATTCAACCACAAAGTTGAAACAACAACAAGCACCCATCTCTTATGGCTTTATAACCATCCCGCTACCTGATAAAAATTACCAGAGTTCAACAACCTTGTTAAAAATCAAAACACCGGGTGATTTTTCAATAATTAATTGCATCGCTGACAATTCGATTAAAGTAACGTTTACCGACAGCGTAAGGAGAATGCCTGGATACCCAGCTGGCTGGACTGCAGTGTGGAACAGTTTGCCAAACGTAGAAAACGAAACACCTGCGGTACTGTACACCAGACAGAAAAATCGATTAACATTGCACCTATCTAAATACGTGACTACTTTCGGTTTTGAACTTGCTCCTAATCTTTATGATGCTTACCCCTTTTCAGTTGGGTTCTATGACAGCAAGGAAAACCCACAAGTGGCCTACCTGCAAGATGTTGCCTCGACACCTGGAGGCGCAAAGTTATTTGCTGTTAATTCTCAAAGGCCGTTTAATGTAGTTGAAATTGCGTTTGCTGGGGAAGGTGAAAACATTAACCAACCCTTCGGTTTCGCCATTGCAAATATCAGGTATAAACTGGCAAAGTAAAGTTTGGTAGTTTTTGAAAGTCCTTTAATATCGGAAGGTTTTCACTCCTATAAATCCCAATATTCACACTTAGTTTCCCACTTAGCAACACAGGTAACATTTGATGTAACAAGAGTTTACGCGCTAATACTAATCAGATGATTATCTCCTACTTTCGCTGCATCAAAAACCAAATTAAACATGAAAAAACATTTTATTACCGCTCTTGCCGCAGTGGGCCTACTTGCGACATTAAATTCCTGTTCTAAGGAAGAAACCCCAGTAGCTGATTCAGGCACGAAGCTTTCCAACACGGCTGCGCAGGCTCCCTATGAACTTTCTTTTGGTGGCAGAATTGCAGATTATCCTGCAGGAAAAGACGCACCTAAGGCATTAATTTTTCCTAATCCCCCGGATGATCCTTATGGAGGCCCTAGATTTCCTTTTACAGTTATCCAAACCCCCACACCTGAGTATCTGAATGAGACCTGTTTAGTTGATATTTCGAAACTAGACAACGACAAAACTTACCACTCCATCCAAAATGGAAAACTTACGATCGGCTTTTTCAGTGGAGCTTCGGGTGGTTCAGAAGCAAGACTTTTAAAATTGAAATCATCCAACGAAACCGGATGGACATCGGCCTGGGGCGAAACACCTTACGTTCAGGGTGAAAATCCCGAGGTATTATATACAACGATTAGCAGAAATGAGCTAATTATATACCTGTCCAAACCATGTATTGAGTTCGGGTTTGAGATCGCCCCAAATCACAAGAACTATAATCATAGATTTGGTGCTTCGTACGGCGACTGGGTTTTTGATAGCAACAAGGGTTCAGTAGGTCAGGTGGTAACAAAGAGTCCATCAGGTGCACGTTTGGTTGCGGTAAAAGCAACAGAACCATTCACGATGATCACATTAACAAGTGGTGATAGTCCCACTGGCGATGAGCCAGTTGAAGGCCTTGCAATCGCAAACATTCGCTATAAACTTGCTAAGTAAATTATAACTTTCAATCAAAGCCTCTCAGACTTGAGGGGCTTTGTTCGTTAATGAAGCCTATCAACAATCTTTTTAAGCTCCTGATCCTGGTGATTTGGTAGGTCTTTTTGAGCGGGGGAATTCGGTCTGTCAAATTAAGACAGCCCTATCAAATCTTTCGTGTAAGATATCATCATCTCTTTTGCTAACGAGAATGATAGCTCTATCCCCTTGTCTTTACCAGTTTTGATCATCTTATTCCATACGCCTTCGTTCCTAGAAGCTTCTAGAAAGTCGTGTCCGTCATTAGTCAGCCTTTTTGGTTTATGACCATCCCCAGTGTGATGACAAAGAACATACCCTGCATCTTCAAGCAGCTGTAGATGATAGTCCACTTCTTGCTTACTGTAGCCTTCGATTTTAACATTCATTACATACCTAGTCACAGGTTCTACTTCGATGAATGCAAGGATTTTTTTTGATAACGTTAGATCTCTTTTCATACTTTGATTTTGAGTAACCAAGGTACAACAAATTAACTATTGTAACAATAGCGTTACATATAACTGCTTTCGTTAGTGAAGCCTTTCTATGATCCTTTTAAGCTCCTGATCTTGGTGGTCGGTTAGGTTCTGGTACCGCCTGAACGATTGCAGCAGTTGTGATACTTCATTACTCCGGTGGTAGTACTTTCCGAGCAGGATATTGTCAAAGCATTTTTTATTCTTGTGTAGGAATGGTGCTTGCTTCACGATCCGGCAATATGGTTTCATTATATCCTCTTTTTGCACATAGATCAGGCCGGCATAGGCTGGCACCTCACCTGGTGCAATCAAGCCTTCAGGGCAAGCGTAAAAGAATTTGTTTGGCAGGCTTTCACAGGGCTTGGTCCATCTGATCATTGAGGATTTTGGATGTATCCATTCGCCATCATGCACAAATGAATGCTCATTGGCATCGTATATCTTTTTGCAGAAAGCAAATTCCTTATGCCTGGTAAACAGGATGTGCTTATCCGTTTTATGCGTAAAGTCCTTCTTGAAATCGGCCCGGCTTACCTTCACCTCCACCTCTACGCTGTATCCGGATTTGCTGATGGCAAAGAAGTCGGACTCCCAGGTGAAAACAAAAGTGTTTAGCAGCGGGTACTCGTAGTTTCCAAAGAAGGCTTTTACAGCCTCGTGTACTTCGCGTGTTGTCATGGTGACTTGATTTGTATGTATTGCTATAATTTGATACTTTCGCCAAAAACCAATGGCACGTCTCGGTCACAAGAAAAGTAACTTTATCTATTTCAAAGTTCTATTTGTCCTCTTTTGTATTTTCCTGCTCATTGCAGGATTTGTATTTACATCTGCTTTAGTTTCGGATCCAAGCATAATTACCGTTCAGTTCACTAGTATTGGCTTTGCAGTGTTTCTCTCGCTAGCTAACACCTGCTTTGCATGGGCAAGAACACTCACCACGCCAGACCTTGAGAGAATATCATTTAGATTAAATCGGATTGCGGCAATATCTATCTTCTGCGCTCTGACTTTTATATGCACCTCTTTACTTCAGTTCTTAATTAACCAAGCTCCGCAGGATAATCAAGCGATTGCTTCAGAAACGTCTATTATTGATCTCCTTAGGAACACCAGAATGATTTTTATCATCATCATCATACTAGTTAGTATGGGAATCGTCGGAGAAGTATTAAGTATTTTCTTGAAACTGTTATTCACAGAATATTTTCTTAGATCGAATTCAAGCATCAAAAGATAGAGTGTTAAGGAAGTTTTTCACCTCAAATGCTCCCCTACAAGCTGCGTTTGCATCTCTGACCACCACTAGCCCCAGTTTTAGCGACTTAATCAATTCTGTGGCTTTATTTGATGCTGATTCGACATCTACGACGCTACGCACCTCAATGCTATTTTTCAATTCTTTGAATTTTGACGGCTGGAACTTCTCAATGAAGATTTGAAGATCCGTTTTGCTTTTTTGTTCCATTTTATAGATTTTTGCTTTTAATGTTGTGAAGTTTGAGAAATGGGAAATAATGTGTTTAGCATAACACTTGTGCCTTTTTCGCTTCTAGCATCTGCTTGAGATCAGATTCTTCAATGATCAGAGTTTGAAAGTAAGTGTACAATCCAAGGCGTTGCGCATGAAGAATAATAGTTTGTTCAAGCGTTTCTGGTGCTGCAAGTTGTTTTTCAATCTGATTTCGGAGGTTCTTATCCAGTACCGTGCTTTTCTTTAGCTGGAGATGTGCAATGACTTCCTTCTGTGCCCGGGTTAAAAACTCTTCCTGTTCTTGCTCGCTGTAAATGAAAAAATCCAACCTGCGCAGGAAGCGGTAAACGGAAGATGCGACAAGGGAAATGTCTTTACCGGCCTGATATCCGCTGAAGGCTTGTAGAGCGTTGGTGACAAACAGATCAAATTTCTCTTCTCGGGTTGGTTCGGTTTTAATCTCGGGCGCTGGTTTGGTTAAATTGATCCTTGTCTCTTCCTTCATGTAAGCCTTCAACCATTCGACAAACGTGATGAAGCTTAATCCCATGTAGTCGCCGTACTCTTTGGCAATTCCCCTGGTGAATGCTATGCTGATCTCATCTGATCTCAAATTGCCAAATCTTGATTTTGCCATTTTCATAGTCTCATCAATGATCACGGTAAGTTCAATTCCTTCAGGTGCCGCAAAACGGGAGATCACATAGCATTTGGAAATATTAGATTTGAACAATTCGAAAAGTTCAGGCTCGGAAAGATCCTTGATCATTCGGCTTGAGAGGGCTGCTTTGATTTCGGCAACTCTTTGCGGAAGGGCGGCTAAACCGTTTGGCTGCTGGTAAAGTTGGATATCACTCATGGCTTTGGTAAGTAAGGGTTAATGACTTCGTTATAAGATTTTTGGAGTTTTTCGAATTTTGATAGCTGACCATTCTGATTGCTTCCGGTTCTTTGCTTTTGATCTTCAATGGATCGGTTAACCCATCCAGATGCTGCTGATTTCCATTTGGCCATTTTAGTTTTTCCCACCATCCAGTTTTTTGATTCATAGAAGTTCACAAATCGATCAGCCTGAAATTTGCATTGATCAGGTGTCCAAAATGTTTCATTGATTTTTGATTCAAAGAATTCCTGAACCTCTGTGTGTGATGGTGGAATAAATTTTTTATTCCCACCTACATGTTTTATTGTTTCTGGTTTAGTTGTTTTTAAAGGTTTAGGAATATTCCCTGTGCTTTCCTGATGCATTCCCTGTGCTGTACCAAGTGCATTCCCTGTGCTTTCCTCTTGCAGTACCAAATTTTGGTATAGCATATTTATCTGAAAGAAGGCAGATTGATACTGATTTGGACCCTTTTCGTACACAACGTAACCACCGTCGACGAGTTCTTTTAATGCAGAATAGTACGTGTTTTTAGTGATTCCAGTCATACTTAAGACTTGGCCGAAGGAAACGCGGAAACGATCCTTCCAACCACATCTGTTGTTGATCTGAAGCAATGCCAGGTACACGATCGAAGACGATGGTTTTAGATCCATATCCAACTCGCATTTAGCCCAAAAAGCATTTATCTGCTTTATATAATCCATACCAGGTTGATTGGTAAACATTACCCCACAAGCCGTTAAGGTTGGCAGCTTACTTCTTGCTAGAATCGCAAGGATGGCTTGTGAGGTAATGTTTGAATGTCTTACGGCTGCCAACCGGAACCGCTAAATTAGTTAATTATATTTATATGCGCAATATGTTATTTAAGCATATTACAAGTGGAAAAAGAATGCTAGATCACACCCTTTGCTTCACCAACGCGACTTTATCCTTAAAGACTTTGTTCGTTTTCATAAGATGGTTAAATGAATCGCGGGCATAAACAATGGTGGAGTGATCCCGGTTAAATATTTCTCCTACTTTCTTCAATGTAAACTCAGGATTTGCAATCATGATCAGGGAAACCGCAATGAACCTGGCTTCTACTACGTCACGCTTTCGAGTATTGCTTTTAATCTGATCTACAGCTATACCAAGCTTTTCACCGACAACAGAGATAATGAGTTCAGGGTCAGTTTCTTTAACACGAGCAACAAACTCATCCTTCTTTTCATCGGGTAAACCGGTGTACACGTAGACATTAATTTTCTCACTGTTGCTCATGTTTGCAAATTATGGTTTAGATCCATATTATTTATCTTTCCAATGTTAATTTTGGTTCAAGGGCTTCCAATTTCGGCCTGTAGGCTTTTAGTGATTGAACCGTGAGTTCAATGCTTTCATTCATCTGCAGGCGCTTAGTGCTGGCAAACATGTTGGTTTGTTTTATATCTTTAGTCATGATTGATTTGAAATTATTTGGGCTTGGCATATTATGCCTTTTTGTTTCTTCAGGGCTGTTTTCGTTGTATTGGTTTCGAGAAAAGATTATACTGGAAGGTTCATTATTCAGATTGTGGTGGGGCATCATTTGCTGTGGAATTATGGCGCTCATGTTCATTTACAAATCAATTTCTTGAAACCATTATGCTACCTCTCTTCTTACCTCCTTACACCTTGAGGCAATTACATGCATGTTTTTTCGGATGAGATCAAGGATTCGTTTGTTGTAATCAGACGCTTTATTCTGCAATCCCCTTGACTGCTGAACCTCCATTTTGGACAGAGATACCTCAACTGTTTCGACTGCCTTGCCATTTACTCGGGCAGAAAACACCAATGAATCTTCTTTCTTGTAATATGAATTGGTGAATACGCAATGCTTATGGGCATCTCCCTCTTCCATGAACTCCTGAACGGATTCGAGAACCTTTACGGTTAGCTCATTGTCCTGGAAGACAAGTCCGAAATATGCAGCCTTTGCTTCGGCATACGATTTCTGATCAAGTTCAGCCTGTTTACGCTTCTGCTCCAGGTCGCGCCTTTTTTGAACCTCCGTTTTTTTGGCGACCAGCTTGTCGTGCTCGAGCTTAAGATTCCTAGGACACACGTACTTTGGGCTACGCAGATCCTTGGCGAAATAATGCAATAGATCAAGGTAATCTAGCCAGGTGATTGCATCCTTAATGGTGTAGCCTTGGCGAATACAGATCTTAACAGATGGCCAGAACCGGTACACCGCAGAGCCCCGTTCACCTAAGTGAGCACTTAATAAACCCATCTGACCGGCCTTTAGTAGGGTTTCTGCTTTAGCGTCGTTAGGCAGGTACTTTAGCAGATCAAAGGGCTTGATGTTCTCCAGCTTTGATGTCAGTCCGTTACGCTTATACACAGGCATCAACTTAATTTCAGGATGTACCTTGTATACTGAGATATTGTACTTCCAGAGATCTTTCTTGCTCTTAAGCGACATTTCACCGCCGCAAAAGTGATCATAAGATAATCCCATACCACCTACTTGCACACTCCTGATCTCGAAGGTTCCGTCAGGCAAAATCCAGTGCTGCATAAGTTCACGCGTGTAGTAATAAGGCTTTTCTTTTGCTTTCATTAGGCAATTAATATCAAAGTACCTGATCACCTGAAACTCCTCAACAACATCGAACACGCAGAACCTCGCCCAGTCACGGGATTTAAGTTTTCTCGTTGTGGTAAGCTTTAGTTTGAACTTGCACGATTCACAAACCTCTATCTTGATCCGCATAGAGGTAGTCGGCCAAACGTGGCCACAGCTTAAACAGCTGGTCCACATCTTATTTCTATGACCAACGTGCTCGATACAATTCTTGAATGCCCATGGCTCAAGCTTCTTTGCAATAGGCCAGAGCGTTTTACTAAGCGCATCCACCCTGACCTGAAATTTGTTTCTTGGTTTCATATCAAAACAATGAAATTTGGTTAACCAGATCTTTATCTACGGAAGCAGGCTTTTTAGGTGCTTTCTTAACCTCAGGGGAGTGCTTTCTAGCTTCAATGGCTTTCTCCATCTTTTGCTTAGTACCTTCTATCCGGTGATTTACAACCACCTGAGCCTTCACCGCTGCACCTGGTTGAATATCGTCCTCGTCATAGTAGTGAACAGCCATCCCAAAGATCTCTTCGTCAGCGAAGCCGTTTCTCCCGCTCTTCTTTACTTCATTGAGGATGTATGTGCAGCAATCTTTAATATTCTTGTTAGGCTTTGTTAATGTTGCTGCAAAAAGTGGATCCGCTTGCGCGACACTTTGCAGGTGGGCGTCAATGACGCTGGTAAACATATCTGTAGCTTGCATGATTGGTTAGTTTTTGTTAGTTATTTACTAAATAGAGTCATCACACTATCGATCAGGGTCTCTTCGGTTTGGTCTTCTGCGCCTGTTATAGTATTTGCGATTTCCCGTTTGCTGTTGATCAGCTTGTAGTTCCATTCATCAATGGTGTTCTTTCCAAGGAAATAGGTACACATGACGTTTGCATGCTGGCCGGTGCGGTAAAGCCTGTCTTCTGCTTGGTCCATGATTGCAGCATGCCATCCGAATTCAATGAAGCAGATCTGAGTGGCCACATTCTGCAGACCGTTGATCCCTACTCCACCGGCTTTTAGGTTCAGTACAATCACCTGAATCTTCGGATCATTCTGGAAAGCTTCAACTGCTGCCTGCTTCTGTTTACCATCCTCAGCACCGGTGACACGAACTGACCTTGGAAACTTCTCCTGAACCTTTGCAATTACATCTTTCAAGCTGGCAAAAACCACGATTTTTTGACCGTTGTCGATGATATCCTGAATGAAGGAGAAGGCATCTTTAAGTTTCCCCCTAGCGCTGATATTCTTTAAAATCCCGATGCGCACCATCACCTCTCCTTTCATGGACTTTGCCACCTGCTCATCAGATTGCTTTTTGATGTTCACCATGTAAGACTCAAGATCAGCCTGAGCATGCATGTACTCTCTGCGGTGTTCAGGATCAAGTTCGCACTGGATCACCTGACGAGCTTTATCCGGAAGGAACTTCTTGATATCAGGATCAGTCTTGTTCCGGCGGTAAAAGCAGATCAGATTAAGCTTGTAGTTCAGCTCTTTCATGTTTGAAGCTTCCTTGGGCCCTGAGCAATACCGCTTCTCAAAATACTTATAGCCGCCGAAATCACCTAAGCGGTTTAAGATTCCAAGCTGGGAAACAAGATCCTTTGGCTTGTTCACGATCGGGGTACCTGTCAGGAGAAAGATCGTTTCTTTGCCGGTGCAAATACCTTTGGTGAACTTCGTATTCTGGCTGGTTAGGGCTTTAACCTTATGGCTCTCATCAACGATCACAGATTTAAAGAAGTCGAGGTATTTTTGTTTAAAGTGAATGTTGTTGATGCGAAGCTTCTTGCCTGGTTCCGGAGTGTCGATTCGATCTACAAAGTACTTTTTAAGGCTCTCAAAGTTGCAGATGAAGTATTGGCTCATCCCAACCCGAAAGAACTCAGGGTAAGTATTCTTAACGCTATCCTTGAGCACAATGCCTGTACGTTTCACATTTGCTTTAATCTCCAGTACCCAATTTTCCTTTACAGCTGATGGGCAGATGATCAAACATGGATATGCTGCTCGACCGGTAACGTGCAATCCTTCCATGGCGATAATAGCCTGAGAGGTCTTACCTAATCCCATGTCATCGCCCATAATCAAGCGCTGTTTTTCCATTGCGTATGCTACCCCTCCAGGTTGCCACGGAAGCATGGGACGGTTGGTGGGGATGTCAATCTTTAGTTCAGGTAAAGGAGGTATAACAAATTCTGTTTCAGGCTCAATGCCTGATTCGTCACTGAAGTCAAGTTTATGCTTTTCAGCAAAGGCCTTAACTGCTGTCTTGTACATTACCGGCACGGTCCAGTACTTCTCTGCATAGATGAACTTTCGCTCGGGTAATTGCTTCACGGCCTCATTAATGGATGGTCTGAAGGAGAACTCTATCTTATAGACGTTCCCTATCTGCATGATGGTTCCTAAACTCATATCCCGATCCTTTCCGTTAACATTGATTGTGCGGTCACACCATAGTGCTGGCAGATGGTCTTGAGTACTTTTATCTTAGGGGTGAACTTTCCATATTCCCAGTTCCTGTAGGTAGCTAAGCTTACTCCCAGTGTTTTTGAGACAGACTTTTGAGTAGTCTGCTTTGCGAATCTCAATGTCTTCAAATTGATTGCAAATTGTTGTTCCGCATTCATGAGTTAAGCTTGTTCTTCAATCTGGTAATGTGTGACTTATAGCCGCTGATCTTGTGGTTTAGATTAACTATTTCAGCTTGGGACTTTTGGTACTGCGTACGATAGAAATTCAAGTCCTTTTCCATCTGAATTCGATCTTTTGCAACAAGTTCGACGGCATCTGCAATCCGCATTAAAGCACCGGTTTTCACTTGATCAGCACTAAGGTTTTCGACTTCGGCTTCCAGGTTTGTACCCCAATTTGCGCGGCTGGCTTCTTTCCAACTTTTAAATGTCTTAGGCATTTGGCACCTCCTGACTTATGTTTAGTTGATCATCATCGGTAAGAAAATCAATGATGCACGGTTCCGTATACAGCTTTTCGGTTTCAGGCAGCTTCTTCAAAAGCCGGATGGCAGTGGCCGCAACCTGGATCGCTTCTTCTTTGATTTCGATGAAGGTTCCTTTGCCTTCATCAAGTTGGTTCCCGGCACGAACCAGCTCACCAGCTTCTTCAGCGACGAACGCTATTTGCTTCACATGACATCCGGGCCATGTCGGGTGCTTCCTTTCGGCACGTTCAACTTCCATCAGAATTTCTACGATGATCGACGCTGCTTCAGGGCTATCGGTTGTTATTTTAATTTCAGTCATTTGGTTTTAAATTAAGGATATGCGTCTCATGTCGATAACGCATATCCTATTTGATAAAAAGATTAATTATTCCATGTCACTTGCTGCTTCATCGAAGTCAAGCGAGTACTGGGAATCTGGTGCAACTTTACCGTTGTAGTACAGCAGCACTTCGTTACGAGCATGCTTGATGCAGTGGTAAAGCTCATCACCGAACTCGTAAGCATCCTCGCCGCCGAAGAAATCAGCATACTGAGACAATGGTAAGGTGGCGCTGCCACGGGTGCGCTTGTGGCCGGTGATGGTCACTCCTGTTTCGCTGTCATTGATTGCGAAGCCAGTCACCTTGAACTTGTTTAAAGGGTTGTCTGCATCTTCACCTTGATAGCTTTCGAAGGTCACAGGACTGATGAATTCACCATAAGCATCATAAGCTTCTTTTTGTTGGCAGGCAATGATCAAGTGGCTACGAAGCAGATCGAAAGCAAGTAGCAGATCCGGATGAGGTAGGAAAGGTAACTTCTCCTGTCCAGGGTTTTCAAACTCCCTTAGTTCAACCTGGCCATTTGCATTGGCGAAGTCCCGGGTGACTACTTTCCAGTACTTAACACTTACACCAGCTTTACCGACGGTGGCTTCATTCACCTTGATTTTAGTACCAGCCTTTAACTCATGAGCTTCCTCAGCTGCTTCGATTTTCTCGTTCAGCTCTTCTTTTGAAATTGATTTTGTACGCATATAGTTGATTTAATTAAAATGTAGGTTCGTCGAGATCGTCGAAGATTGATTTTCCATGTGCAGCCATCGACTGACTGATCATTTCATCATCTCTTTTTTTGTTCTCGTAATCTTCCTGGGTGTATAATGGCTCCAAATACTTCTTAACCAGCGGCTTCTCAATCTTTTCACTTGGAAAGTGCTTCACGACTTTGGAACTGATAAACTTGCCGATGCTGTCAACTGCACTTACAGCAGAAAGCGTGTCCAGGTTAACCTCAGAATATATGTATCCGGATCCGTTCTTGAACTGGACGTACATTCTATTGGTGATCATGCAAGTGGCGACAAAGGCGACGTTGCTTGATGGTTTTTCTATGATGTCGAAGCCTTGCAGCGCATCATCTACGGCATAGGTGCCGGATTGTAGGGTTACTTTATACATTAGAATAATGATGTTTGGTTTTTAACTCTGTCAGGTCCGAGGATTGCTTCAGTGGCCTCATCCACTTCTCTTTCGAGCTTCTTTGATACATTTAAGGCTAAGATGGCCCGGGTGCGGAAATACTCTTGCTGTGCAGTTCGCATGCGCTCTACTAAAGCAGCGTATTCATTTATTGCTTCCATTATAGAACCTTTAATTCAGTGGTAAAAAACCTACAGACTCTGTTGTTAAACTTGACCTTGAAGACATCTCCATAGTCCGCGACTACAATCCCTTCCTTTCCGACAAACTTTACAGATTCCTCGTCTGATTCGCTTGATTCTACTACGACTACTTTGTCGCCTTTTTTTATTGCTTCCATTATGCTGTTATTTTAAGTCCGTCAAACATGAGCCAATACTTCCAGGCTAACTCTTCATACTGCGCCTTACCATGTTCGTAAAGCTTGTCGCCGCGATTGATGGCGATCTTAAAAACCTTCTGGTTCTTCTTGCTGATGCCAATGAGCATGTCCTTGTCTGTGCCAGCAATGTCCATGTATAGAGCGCGACTTCTGAAATAATCGAAGTGCTCGCATGCAGCATAAAATTGACTTTGCGTTTCGGCTGCAGTTGATTTTATATCGGCTCCCATCTTCCATTGTGGAAGAAAGCAATCCCATTTACATCGCCAGCCTTGCGACAAAGTGAAATCAAAACCGTTGTAGTTCATAATCCAATTATACCTGGTGGATACTGCCTGATAGTCGGCATTATCATTAACCATTTTGCAGAAAGGATCTTTCATGTAGGCCTTTTTCATTGCTTTGGCTAACTCGAAATCTTCTGCTGTATATGGATAGGTTTGATACTGAACCTTTAGATTGAACAAGTCAACTTTCTCAGGCTCAGTAATTAAATTATCTAGCAACGTTCCAAAGGCGTAAGCGTATTCCTTTTTGCCAAATTCAGGCTTTGGGTAAAGAAGGTCTTTTAAGGCGCTTAGGTCTGAATTGGAAACTTCCGGACGTCCAAAGTAGGGATCTTGTGCCATGGCTATTTACCTAATACCTCACGTTCAAAGTCCCGCCCTATAGCCAATGCAACATCAAGTTTGTGCCTTTTATCTGACCACATGTCCGTCTTAAGATCATCGATCATTTCTAAAGCTTCCAACATAGTTGCTATTACTTCTTTAGCTTTCTTGAAGGCTTCTGCTTCTTTATTCGCATATCCTGGTAATAGAAGCTGGACCGGTTCTGCCACAGCGATCGCCTGCTTAGCTGAAGTATATGCGTTTCGAAGTTCCTGCATATCGGTCTCAGGTGCATCTGCAGCATTTACAAACTGCTTACACGCATCAAGCAGTAATGGAGCAGCGATGATCAACTGTAAATCAGATTTATTGCCTACAGACTCACACACCAGATCACCGCCATAGTAAGCAACATCACTATAGCGATTTACATACCTCGATGAAGAAGATTGCTTCTGATTTATCACAGCGCCGCTTGATTGGGATGCCTGCTTCCAGTTCCTTTCCATGACCTTTACCCTTTAGATGCTACAGCCTTGAAATCTTCCTCATACACCAGGTGCGCACTGACAACCTTCTCGCCTGTTTTATGAGCATGCTTCTCACAGAAAGCTTTCATTTGATTGCTGGTTTTCTTACCAAACTCTTCAACAGTCAAGCTTCCCGCCTGCTTCTCGAAGTAGAACATAAAGATTGCACCCCAGCCTGCATTTTCATTAACGATGATGTTATAGCCCTGGCGAACCTTAGCAGTACTATCTTCTTTGATCTCGGCAAGCTTTGCAGAGGTATCGAATAAGGTTGTAGCAGTTTCCATCTGCGTTTTAGCAGCGATAGCTTCCTGATCGCGTTTGGCTTGTTCAGCAGCTTCTTGCTTTTGACGAGCTTCATCGGCCACTCTGCGGCGCTCGGCTTCCTCTTCCATCTTCTTCTTTTGCTCGGCACCAGCTTTGGCGATCTCCTTTAGCTCATTAACCCTGGAAGGAATAAGATCAAGCAAACGCTCCTTTTCAGCTTCCATATTCTCGCGAAAGTTGGCAGATAACTCATCATAGAGTGCATCCCTAACTTCAACGATGATCTGCTTTTGATCTTCAGCAGAAAGGTAAACAGCAAATGCACCGGCAGGCTCAATTTCATTGAACTTGTCAAGTGGGTAATTGATCTTAACAGCAGCGATGCCTTTCTTTACCTCATCTACGTTCTCAAGGGAAAGACTGTTATAAATCTTCACAGCGAACTGCTTGAATGTAAGAAGTTTCTCACCATAAATCCTGCGGATATGGCTTTCGGCATCAGCCTTGAACGATACACGCTCTTTGGCAATGTTTTGCTGATGCAAAATCTCCTGCTCACGTTTCTTGGCTTCCTCAGCCTTTTGCTTTGCCCAGGCATTACGCTTCTGCTGAATTTTGCTGTACACGCTATCCGCCTTTGCAGGATCCAGTTTACCTTCCTGCTCGGTGAAGAACCTAGCCATGCGCGTCATGATCTGCGTGATCGGTGACCTACGATCGTTCATTACTTTAACGGCTTGCTTAGCCTTTACCTGCCAGTCATTAAGCGCTGCATCAAGCTCATCACTCATGCCTTGCCCTTCTATTGTATCAAGGAGCAGTTGAGCGCCGTTCACAGCTTTGAGTGCAAGGTTTTCATTTCTGGTCAGGACCTCTCCAGCTCCCTGCATGGTGGATGCGATCTCAGTCACATCAATTTTTTGTACTTCAGTTGTAGTTGACATATAAGGTTGTTTTTAGAAGAGAAAAAAGGCGGCCGTTGCATTTTTACAAGATTTGGTTTTTGACTATGGCGGCCGCCGGGTTTATAAATCGGGTTAATTAAAATTCTGGTTCATCATCGTCCACGCCTGCGAATTGCTTTGTCTCAATTTTCTCAGGTTTAGATTCATCTTGAAGCGCCTGGGTGAACTCGTCTTTCACCTCTTCATGCTCTACATCCTGAGTAGTTGGTGATGACTGATCATCCGGATCAAAGCCGTAATCTACACCTGTAGGCATCAGTTCCTCTTCCAGTGCCGCTTCAAGCATGGTAAACTTGCCTGTTTGGACTTTCGGATAAGACTTGAAGGCGTGCTTTAGTGTTTTGGCTTTAAGGAAGCCTGTGTCTATTTGCCCGCCATTGGATGTATAAAGAGCATTTGACTTGTCATTTGTGGCTGATCCGAAGTTATTACGATTGGAATAGCCTTTTAGCCGCTCGACTTCCTTCATATCCAAATAAGGCATTTCAAAGCTTCCATCATGGCGCTCAATCCTAACAAAGCAAGCCACGATCTTTGCCTCATCTGGGCGCGGCAACCTTGCATCGTATTCTTTTACTACAAGTTTTCCTTTGTCATTAAGGCCAATTTTGAAGTTGTCACAATCGTAAACAACGATCGGATTATCAGCATGCTTGATTTGGCCGGCACGCATACGCATCTTTAGTTCTCCGTAAGGAGATATAGCAAGCTGCGCACGTTTCTCGTAGGTATCGCGGCCCTGCTCATCCTTACCCACCTTGAAGTTTCTGGTGGTGATATAGCAATCAGGCTTATTCCCTTGTTCCAGACTAAGGCCATTCACATTGATATCTAGGAAAGCACCATAAAGCGAAAGTGGGCTGCACTCCCTTAAAGCGGCGTTCTCGGAAAGCATCTTCTTATAATTGAATGCTTGCATGTGGTACTCCTGCTCGCCTTTTTCATTGCCATTGAACTGGTTGTGAAGGGTGATAAATTTTTCTTTTACAAAGTCGAGCTCAACAAGCTCAACTGGTTTGGCGGCTTTCAAAGCGGCCATTACATTGACTACAACTTCTTTTGACATTATAATAGGTTTAAAGGGTTACGGATTTAATTACTATGATCAGCATGACTGCGATCAACATCATGAGGTACACGATCCAGTCGTATCTGGTATTGTCCTCATCATCTTTATGGCGCTTTATCATGGCGATTAGGTTAAGAAAATGGCTGTTGCTACTGCTATGGACATCATGACCGCATACGTGATCCTGTCGATATTTATCCAGGCTGCGCGGCTCATGATGCAGAGATGAAGATGAGTACCACTGCTGCTACAAAAGCAAGTAGCATGGTGAAGTCTCTGGCTGCTGATAAGATTGAGCGATTGAAATCTTTCCTTTTCGCTTCTTGAATGCTGTCCTTGAACTTATTCTGCAATAAAGTCTGGTACTGCATTGATACCTTGTCCTGATCTGTCAGGTCATTAGTAGCGTTAAACATTTTACACCTCCTGTTTTAAATCGTTGTGAAAGAATATTTCTAGTGTGGTCCGGGCTCTTCGCAGACCAGCGATGTTGCCGGCGACAAACTTTGCATGCTCGTGAGCTTCAGCCTGGGCCTTCTCGTATTGCTCGATCTCCTGATTGATGCCTTTAAGGATTTCCTTAATTTTTGCTGTGTGGTTATCCATGGCTTAACTGAATTTGGCTCTAAAAGCATCATAGCAGCAAAGACTGCAGAATGAAAAGCGGTACCAGGTTCTTGATTCTTCCGTTGGAATAACCACCTTGGAACAGGTCCAGCAAAGCGGCAATTCCATTGTTTTGGTTTGCTCGGGATTAGTGACTACTTTTGTCATTGTAAACGAATTAAGTTTTTACTTGATTTTCAGGGGCGTCTATTGGTAGTAGATGCCCTTTTTTAGTATCCGAAAATTCCGTGCTTAGCACCGATCATCTTCTTCATGTCCGCTACAAATTCAGTCTCGCTTATCCCCAGTGAATTAAGTTCCTTCCGGTTCTTGTTGTAAGAAAGGCGGATATCCCTGAGATAAAAGGACTCCAAAATCTCGTCGGTCTTGGATTTGGCTTTTATCTTTCCTTTGTTTAAATAGGCGATTTGCATCTTTAGCTGGCTTTTGAAGCGAATTTGGCTTCAGTTTCTCTTAATTGTTTCTGGAACTCTATGTAAGGCTCAATTTCTATCAATTGCACAGGTTCATGCTCCTGGCCATCGTAGCCAACGAATGAAGCAAACCCATGCACAAATGCGCGTAATGTCAGAACCTCATTTTCTAGTGCTTTTATCTTCTTCTTTTTTGATTGCTTTCCCATAGTAGGTAGTAGTTAGATAGATTTACATTGATAATTCACCAGGACGCATTCCGCTCTCAAGCATTGCCTTGAAAAGAGGTGCTGCATACTTCTTGCCGATCTCGACAAACTTTTCAAAGCTCTGCCCTTGCTTCACTGCATTGTCAATGAAAGACATGGTGCAGGCTACTTCAGGTCGGGTGTGTCGTAGTACTTCTTTGGCAGATGTACGCTGGCAGGATTTAAGACCAAGCTTCTTAGCGGAATCTTTAATCTCTTTAGGTTTGAAGCCGGTCATAGCTAAACAGCTCTTAGTATTGTACTCTACAATTTCAGGAACACCACCATTCTGGTAGTTCACTCGGTTTACATCCCGGCTGTTGCTTTTCTGAACCGGAATACTACTGTGCTGGCCGATGCTCGTAACCGTATTCTGCATCACAAACTTTCCGGTTTGTCTTAGCGACGGAAGGACCTCTGTAGCGATCCAGTGCTTAAGTTGATCGGCTTCAGCTTTCTTGCTGTTTAGCGCAAGCTTGTAAAGGCCTGATTCGCTAACAAGTTGAATTTGATTGGTTTTCTTTGCTAGTAAGTTGTACTTACTAGCAAGCTCATTGAAGAAAGCTGCATGCTGACCCTTCTTAAAAGTCATAACTTCATCTTCTTTCAGCTTTGCATCTTTGATCGCTTGTCTGCTGTTTTTATGTCCCCAAAGATCACACACCTCTTTTGCGATGAACATTACCTTTCCAGTCTTTTCGCTTTTAAGCGAGGTAAGGTGACCAAACTGGCCATTTTCAAAATTCTTGATTGTTAACATCATGACGGAATATTTAGTGATTGGAATTAGAACGTTTTGACAGTGCCACAATTAGGACTATTAGAATATGGGCTATTAGCAAGAATAAGTATGCAATTCCTCTATAAGTCACATCTTCATGAGTGATGACTTCGTCATAAAAACCCATCGATGCAGATATGAAGTACATTAAGCTGCAGACTATTATCAATGATCGATCTTGCATATGGCTTCCTTTTTAATAACTAATTAGTTCTGGCGAAGCTTACTGAAAGCTTGAGCACAAAGCGACTGTACAATGATTTGCGATTGGCGTTTTACAAGGGCATCGAAAGTCTCAACTGCCTTGTTGTTTTTAATCTGTTTCATGGTTCTTGGTTTTTTATTGGTTAGTTAACTCGGACTACTGTAAGGACCGTCATACCTTCGACTTTATCCTTGGTGTGGGTTTTGTATTTTCGATCAGGGTATTTGATCTTGATCGCTCTGCTGATGTCTGATCTTACCGCTTGGTCATATTCCATAGGAAATTGCTTTTCCTCCCCCACTTTCATTTGTACAACCAGAGATCGTAGTGATACTCCTTGTACTGGCTGTGCTAATTCTAATGTTCCCAT